CGAGTCACAATAGGAGAATCACACATGGCAAGAGAAGTTCACACGGGCGACATGGTGGCGCACCTTTGGGCGCACCAATCGCAGGACTCCGCGCGGCGCGGAGATGGTCGACTCAATTTCAGCGGTCGCGCGATCTATTCTTACGGCTCGCATTTTCTGGCGGGCTATATGCTCGGCGAAGGCGATGCACGAGTCGCGCTGATAAATTCGGACTCCTACTCGATAAGCACGAGTCGGCATATGGGAATGATTCGGGGCGCCGTTCGCCACATGACGGCGCACAACGTTCCTAGCCTTTCCGATTTGCGCGACTATTTCAACGTGACGGAATCACGTTACTGGAAAGAAGAGGACTCGACGCGCGAGCGCTGGCGCGTGCGGCTGACTCAGTTTGTCACGCAACACGCGCAAGGGCTGACGCCGGAAGCAACTGCGGCCCTTTTCTCGCCGCTTGCGCTTCCCGCGCGTTCCGTCGCGGCGATCTATAGGAAAGCGCTCGCCGAACGTGTGCGGCTCGACGCCAAGGAAGCCGCAGACTCCAAGCGGGCCGCCGAACAAGAGCGACTCGACTATGCGAAACACGTTGCGCGCATGACGCCGGCGCAATTCGCCGCGACGTTCCCGCGCGATGCGGATTTAGAGCCGCGCGGCTCTAAGCCTTGGGAAGTTCGCCAAGTCGAAAACTTTTCGCGCAAAGTCAACGCGACGATTCGGCAATCGTCCAAGCTGGGCAAGCGCGACGCCGCGAGCTTGCGCGAGCGTGTGCGCCAATGGCGGGCGCACAAAGCAGGCATGACGGAACGAGTCCGCGAAGCCTATCGCCAAGAACGGCGCGACGCCTTCGCGGCTTGGGTGCAAGCCGGGAAGCCATACCAAGGGCGCCCGCCTTCATGGAAATACGGAACGAAGGAACACGGGCCGGCGCCGTTCCCTGGATTCCGTGAAGCTTGGGAAGCGCTCACGCTAAGCGAAGCCGAACAACACGACTCGGAACGCCGCGCGGCTTTTGACGCATGGCAAGCAGGCGGGCCGCGCCCCTCGCCGAACACATGGGCGGAGGGAACGCCAGAACGCCAAGCAATCGACGCCGCGCGAGTGTTTGAGCGCGTCGCGCGAGTGTTTGAGCGCGTCGCGCTTGCCCAGCAATGGCGAGACTGGCGCGCCGGTATCATTCCGAATCATCCGCCCGCCTCGCCCTTCTTTCTGGGGATTGATCACGATGGAATCCCCATACTCGGCGACAAAGAACAAGACCGCGCCGCGTGGTTGATTCTCTGCGATGCGGAAGCCGAAGACTCCCGGCGCGAGCGTGCGGCGAAAGCGGCCCGCGAAGAGTCGGAACGTGCGGAAAAGCTCGCCGCATGGTTCAACGGCGCGCCGGGCCCCTGCCCAATCCGCAAGGCGCCTAGCGGCGGGGCGTATCTGCGAATCCGTGGCGATCAAGTCGAAACGTCCGAAGGCGCGCAAGTTCCGCTTGCGCATGCGATTCGTGCGTTCAAGGTCGCAAAGGCTTTGCGGGAGAAACACTACGACTCCGCGAATCCTGATAGCCCCGCGAACAAGCGCGACGTGTGGAAAAGCAACGGGCGAGTCGTTCGAGTCGGTCACTTCACGGTTGATGCGATTCAAGCGAACGGATCATTCCGCGCCGGTTGTCACTTTCTGGCGTGGCCTGATATCGAGCGCGCGGCCCTTGCGGCTGGCGTGTTTGATGAGCCGGGCGATTTGAGCGGAATCGAATCCCGGAACGTAGCAGCATGAGCGGGCTAATCGCTCGCGGCGTGCTCGGCGCCGTTATCGCGGTTTCCGCGATAGCGTGCGCCGTCGCCGCGCTCGCGCAATGGTGGCGTGAAGCCATTATGTGCGGGGCTTTCCTTTCACTTCTCAACACATGGTGGAATCGAAAATGACTCGGACATACTTAGACTCGGACGCCCGCCAATGGCTTACAGTTGCCATTGAGCACGGCGCGAAAATCGGCAAAGCCTCTAACGGGCTTTTCGTCGTTTTCAATCAGCCGGACTCCTTCCTTTGGGATTCCTATTTTTCCAGGGCCGAAACTGCGGCGCGGGCTTATTGTCGAGTGCACGGACTCACATGGCCTAACACTGCGGCGAGCCCCGCCGCTCTAGCAGCGGCGCGCGTGTTTCAGCGCGAGCAAGCAGAGCTAGACCTAGCACGGGCGCGCCGGTTCATGCGCGCCAGCGATGAAGAGGAGGCGCGCAAGCGCCTTGCGGCGTTGTCATGAGCGGCGCGCAATTTCGCCCCATGCTCGCGACGGCGCCGGAACCGGAGTCGCATCCTTTGCGCTTCCCGTTCTATGCCTCGCCCAAGCTAGACGGGATTCGTTGCGTGATCACGCCGCAAGGGGCGAGGACTCGGGCGCTAAAGGAGATTCCAAACCGGAAGCTTGCGGCCCTGCTTTCCTCGCCCGATCTAGTCGGACTCGACGGCGAACTAATTGCGGGCGATCCGTGCGCCCGCGATGTCATGCAACGCACGTCTAGCGCCGTCATGAGCGAAGAGTCGGACGATTGGCGCAACGTTGCCTTTCACGCCTTCGATTGTGTCGATTGCTGGAATGCGCCCGCGACTCCCTTCAACGTCCGACTCCAGGATGCGCGCCGCGTTGTGCGAAACTGGGCAGGCGGCCCGCCCGACTATGCACGGGACGACTCACGATGGCCGCGCGGCGGGCCCGTTCGATTCCTAGATCAAACGAGGCTCGATAGCTGGGCAAGCGTTGAAGCGTTCATGACTCCGCTAATGCTGGCGGGCTTTGAAGGCGTCATGTTGCGGGCGCCGGAAGGGCTTTACAAGTTCGGGCGAAGCACGGCGCGCGAGCAAGGACTCCTAAAGCTGAAACGCTTTGTTGATTCGGAAGCGCGAGTCGTGGGCGTCTATGAACGGGAGCACAACACAAACGCGCAAGAGCGAAGCGAGCTAGGACTCGCCAAGCGTTCAACACACAAGGCCGGAAAGGTAGCGGCTGGCGATCTAGGGGGCGTGGTTGTGCAGCTAGGGCCGCCCTGGAAAGCGGACACACTGCGAATCGGGAACGGGTGGACTCTCGCGCAACGCCGCGAGCTATGGGGCGCGGATCAAGGCGCGAGCCTGCTAGGACGCTGGGCGAAGTTCAAATATCAGCCGGAAGGCTCTAAGGACGCCCCACGGCTCCCGGTATGGCTTGGCTGGCGTTCGCCCCTCGATATGAGCTAGGCGCGCCCCGCACGCGCTGGCGCCGATCCTGGCGCGATCTAGGGCCCGTCGCGGGAGCGGCGGGCCCTTTCCTTTGTCCGGGCCCTGGCGGGCCCCAGACGGGCGCCCACGGGGCGCGCCGGGCGTCGCCGCATGTCCGGGCCCCGCGCCAGCCGGCGCGCACGGGCCCCGCGCCAGCCGGCGCGCACGGGCGAGGCTCCTAGGGCCGCTGGCGCATGCGTCCAAGATCGGGCGCGGGGCGCCCGCATCGGCCGGACGTGTCCAAGCGGGCCGCATGTGGCCGAGTCGAGCCTCGCCAGCCCGCCCAAGCGGCCAAGGGTGGCCGCGCGCCCGTGTTCGGCCGGCCCGACCTAACAGCCGGATAATTCCCAAAATTGGACTCGGGCGCGCCGGACGGGAATCGAACCGCGCATAGTAGGGCTTGTCGCCTTGCCTCAACCAATTGGCTCCCGGCGCTCCCGAGCCCACCACCTATAGGGCCGGGGCAGGAATTTTGGAACCCTAACTTGATCCATGGGAATTTCGGACCTTCAAGTTCATCCAAAAATATTTCAGGTCAGCCTCAGATTCAGAATTGACTCCGGCCGGGCGTTTGGGCACTCCTGTTGGCCTTCGAGAGGGAACCATGAGCATCGAGCCCAGACGAAACGCCGTCCCAGGTCCGGTCAGTGACCTGTTCTTCAACCTCGACCTCGACCACTGCATCATACGCAACAAGAAGGGCGAGTTCGAGCAGTACGACGAGGACGCCCTGCTCCAGGAAGCCGAGTGGTTCGCCGATTGCATCGGCAAGCTCAGCGGCGACCGCCCCCGCACCGACGACATCATCGCTGACTTCTACGGGAGGATTTGACGTGGACAGGTTCGATCTCCAGTGCAAAGAGTTCGACGCCCTGCGCGATCTCATCCAGGAGTGGGGCAGTCAGCCGGCCATCGTGGACGACTTCTATCCCGAGTGGCGGCACGGCTTCGAGAACAAGATGCAGAGCTTCCTCCAGGCGTGCGAAGCCAACGGTCGGTTCCGCCCAACGTCACGTTTCGGCATGCGGCTGCCCGGCGTGGCGCTCCTGCGCGAAGCGGCAGAGAAGTTCCGGGCCTACGAGAAAGGCCACCGCGCCAAGGCAGACAGTTTCAAAGCCGCAGGTGAGTTCCTGGCCCACAACGGGGCCAACCACAAAGCCGCGGTCAACGCAGATATCGCCGCGCGAATCGAAGCGCACCTTCAATCGAGAGGTTGAAAAACGAATCTCGCAAAACGAAAATCGAAAAATGAATTTCGATTTTTGGAATCGGATTTTCTTGAGCGGAAAAGGCTGAGCGAATGCGCTACCTGTCCAGACTAATCGGAGTGAACCTGATCACGGGCGCCCTGTCGTGGGGGCTCGACTTCTCGGTGACGCCGACGCTGTTGCTCGGCATTGGCGCCACGCTCCTGCTCCTGGGCTACGAGGGCAAACGGCCGTGACGACACGGAAGTCTCCGCTCGATCTCGCGCCCAACTCGGGCGTGCTGAATCTCGTCGAACGGATGGCCCTGCTCAAAATCGCGCTCGAAATGATCGACCGCAACGCCCCGTATGCGGGCGACGAGTTCCAGGGGGTGCGCGTCGCGCAAAGTCTGGTGAACCACGGCATGGTTGTTGCCTACTACACGGCGTCGCGGACCATCGCCGGCAAGAAGGATTTCCACGGCTATCGCCTCACCATGCGGGGCAACGCCGCGGTAGGTGAAATCGCCCGCATCGTTTGCAAGGCCGCCGGCGCCTAGATGCCGAGCGACTAGACGGAATTAGCCACGGGTATCTAGTGGTGGCTACAAGGAGGTCGGAGTGACACAGGACGATATCATCGCCATCGTTCGCGAGAACGAGCGCATGAAGACAGCGCTCAAAGCGCTGCTCTCGCTCGCGGAGACCGCGGTGATGGGCGCATGGCGCCAGAAGGTCTACGATCTCGCCCGCACGGGTCTGGGGCTCGGGCGATGATGTCCGGTAGCTTCACGAAGGAGTGGTGTCAACGGGCACCTATACGCTCTCTCGTGCCCCATATCACGCCAGAGGCGCGCAAGGCGCTGGATGCGCCGGCGGCCAGACTTCACGTTTGGATTGACGAGTCCGACTTAACGCTGCATTGGCGCGTAGTCTACGATTCGTCGGCATGGACGGGGCTTGGACGATGAGAGTGATCTATCGCAGCGCTTTCGATCTCATCCGCGCCCGCTTGCTTATGGAAGAGCGCGGGGACGAGACCCTGAGCTTCTACGGCTCGATGCTCGACACCCACGGCCCGCGCGTCCTGGAGACCGTCGATGCGTTCGCTGCCAAGTTCCCGTTCGACGCCCTGTGCGAGATGGTGGCCGATGACGAACCGGCCGCCATGCTCATGGACGTTGACGCGCCCGAGGAAGTTCACACCTTCCTTTCAGACCTAGAGGACGCACTGTGATGGTCACGGAAACCCCACGCTTCCACAACGAAGAGCCGATCTTCCCTGTGCGCCCTGTCGCCTGGGGCCGCACCGCCGCGTACCTGAGCATCGTGCTCGCGTGCGGTGTCGTGATCGGCGTCGCGATCTTCGTCGCCGTGATAGAGGGCTCGGTCGTGGCCGGGTGCCTGTCATGAGCAGCGGCGTCGAGTTCATGACCGTGTTCGGCAAGCGCTGCGCAGTGCTGCCGGCCACCGAGGAGAACGTGATCCGCGCCGCTGCGGTGCTGTTCAATCGCGCCTCGACCTATCCGCAGATCGGCGACGAGGGCGTGATCTACGCCATCAAGCGCGTGCACCTGGAGGCCACGCAGAGCATCGACGAGCGCACGATCCCGACATGGCGCTTTATTTGCAAGTACGGCTGCGAACTGCAAGGGCGTCTCGATATCTTCATCCACAAGGCCCCGGAAGGGCTCGCGTGGGAAGATGCCGCGAAGCTCGTCGTCGTGATCCCTGAGAAATGAAGGAGACTTAGGTGTTTTTTAACCCGATCAAAATCGGCAGAGGTTTCAAGGCCCTGGCCGACGCCTGGAAATACAACCTCAACGGCGACGCAGAGCGGCTTGCCGTAATCAAAAAGGTGCTCAAGGAACACCCCGAGATTCAAGAAGCCCTGCTGGTTGAGGGGGCTGTTCGCCTCGTGCCAAAAATCAGGCAAGCGAGAATGGCAACGGTCCAAGCCAAGAGCCCCCTCTCGCCACACTCGGCGGCGCACGTTGCCCGGAAGGTGTCTGGCGGAACCGGGACCGGCAGAAAACCAATATATGAGCGTGCTGTTGAGCTTCGTCGAATCGATGAAGCGAAGATCGAAGCGTTCGACAAGATCGTCGAGATGCTGGATCACTTCAAGGTCGGCGACAAGAAGCTTGGAGACTGCACGAGAAGCGATTTGCTTCGGGCTGCTCGCGAGCTTGAGTCTCAATCCGAAGAAATGCAGACCCGCGCTGCTTTCTACAAGAGTCTTGCAGATATTGTGGGCAACAAGACCGTGCGCGACGCCTCCCACCGCGGCGAAATCGTAGGGCTGCTCACCACGACATTCAAAGCTGCGTAAGTGTCCGAGCGCGAAACTCGCCTGCTCGAACGAGCGTTCGCCGCCGGTGTTCTTGCCTTCCGGGAGGGCAAGGGCATGGAAAACGCTGTCCTCCAACGCACCAAAAACCAAGTCTATGCGTTTAAGGCCGGCTGGCTTGAGGCAAAAGAAAAATGGAAACCCGGCGTTGAAACTCCGCAGGATTACAGATCGAGGTTTTGCGAAACCTACCCGCCCGACGAGTGCTGCTACTACTTGTGGGCGGAACTTTTCGAGAAATACTATCCGCGCCGCGCGGGGTTTTTGACGGAGTTCAAGACGCCTTTCGCTGAGATAGAAGACAAGCGTCTAAAACAGCGACGGGAAGAAGAACGCAAACAAGCCCAGCGAAAAGCAGACACGAAAAACTGGGAGGCTGTGTGGAATGCTGTGCTTCCCAGCGAATTTTACAGCCTGCTCGTGGAAGCAAAACTCCACGTCACGCAGACCTTTCTCTACCGCGAAGCGGAGGATAAAGCGCCACCGAGCTTGTTTCTGGAGAGCTATTCGGAGTCTTACGTCAGGTCGGCATCTTCCAACTACGAACCGTACCTAGAAGAAATGGTAGATAACAACCGGCAAAAAGCCATGGGGCGCCGCCGCGCGTGGTTGTGTGATCAGACCGTCGAACTTCTGGAGGAAGTTCTCCGCAGATATATGATAGACAACGCTTGGATGCTGGCAGAACTGTCGAACGAAACAATAGAGTACGGCCAGGAGCAAGTCTTATATTACGCTAAAAGCCAGAATCACTATGCGTGGGTGTCCGAACGAAAAGCGTCTTGGTCCTTTGGTGGTCACGCATACTCGGCCGAAAACTTCAACACATGGTGGAAGCACGAAAAGCCAACTTCTATCGCTGTACTCCGTCGTGTAGCGCTAGGGTTTTGTTGAATGATCATCAACCGCCCCGTCTGCTCGCATTGCCACAAGCTCGTGCCCGAGCGCTGCGACGGCCGCACGTTTCGGCTGACCGGCAGCTACACCGGCGTCGTCTGCAAGGGCAGAGACGGCGCCGATCTCGACATGCAGAACATGCGCTACCTGCTCACGGTCGGACACGGCAACCGATCCTGGGTGCCGATGGAAGAGGAGAAGTGAAATGCGACGCAGAACTCGACGGGTGAAGCCGAAGCTCTCGGACACCATGCTCAAGCAGTACATCGTGTCGGTGTCTGTCGGCCCGGAAGAGATCGAGATGAAGCTCGACAATGGCGTGACGGTCACGATCAAGGCAGCGCGCGGCGCCACGCTCGCCGCAACGTTCCGAGCGCCGGCCACCGACGAACCGCTGGTCTGGGCCTGACACCATGAAACCGACCATCCAGATCGTGTTCGTGCTCGACCTGAAACGCCCCTGGCGGACGATCCGGCCCTGGGAGGCAGAAATCAAGAGCGGCCCCAAAATGACGTGGGCCCTGTTCAACGCTTCTGCGGGGTACTCGTCCGGCCATTGGCTTTTTGGGAAGCGAATGCTGCTGGGCCGTAGTGCCTTTTTCACTTTCCGCGACGCCGGCCTCGCTAAGATCGGTCGGCTGCGCAAAGAGCGTAAGAAGCTTGAAGGCTTGATGCGGTTGCCGGCTTACATCGCGCCGGGTGCCGACATGACGCTCAAGAAGGTGGTTGCGCAGATCGAGGCGTTCGACAAAACTGGAATGGTGCACTAGGGAAAACGAACCTTTTTGGACCGGGAAAAATTCGGAGGGGAATCACCGATGAAACTGTTGCGAAATCTAGCCGTACTTTTGAACCCGCCGCCACCGATCCCGCCCTTTCACTTCGCCTGCTCCATGGCGACGTTCCAGCGGCTCTCGGCGCAGTTCCGGCGCGAGACCGGGCCCGGCGTCGGCGACGAGCCCGAGGCCCGCCACCGGGCCGCCAGGGTCGAGGAGGTCTGGGCCGGGTTGCAGATTTTCATTGACGACTCGCTGCCGCTTGGCCGATTGGAGAAGCGCGACGGCCGCGGGCCGGCGCCGCGAGGAGCCTGAGATGCCCAGCAACGAGTGCTGCACCGGAAACACGGCCGCTGAGCCGCAGAACGCCTGCCCTGATTGCCCGCTGCGCAAACCCAAGCCTGCGGAGTCGAGCGACATCCTCGATCCGAAGCGCATCGCCGCCGGCATGAAGGCCATGGGCCTCAACCGGGACGAGCCCTGGCCCGGCTGGAGCAACGGCCGCAAGCACATCGAGAAGGAGCAGGAGAAGCCCAACGAAACCGACATGACGGACTTCATCATAGAAGGGCTCGGCCGCATCTTCGGCATGGACTTCGGCGTCCTGGAAGGCAAGGTGATGGCTCACTTCGCCGCGGGCGGCGCTGTGCACGGCGGTCGCGAGTACTGGGTCGGCGGACTCCCGCCGTGGTTCAAATCGGAAGAGTGGGTGTCGATCCCGTTCTCGCAGAAGGTGTTGGAGACGGGCCCGCGAATCCATGACGAGACCGTGGTGGTCATCAACGCCCACCCCAGCCCGGAACTCACTGAGTCCATCAAGAAGGCCCTCGAAGATTATCGGGCCGGGCCGGGTCGGGGCGTCGCATCGCACTGGCTGAAACCCCGTCTGATCGAGCGAGAACACCCGCTGGGTGGCACGCAGCGCTTCGAGATCAACGAGGCCCGCGATGCAGTCAGCCGCGCTCGCGCCCTGTTGAAGTCGCTGCCGCCGGTCGAATCAACGGACGACGAAATCTTCGACTGGTCCGACGACCTGTACGATGGCGAAGAGTAAGACGCCTAAACTCGATGCGGCCAAGTCATGGCTCTCCCAGGCGAAGAAGGGCGAGCGCTATGAGTTTTGGCGAGGCAACCTCGAACGGGCGTGCAACACGCCCGAACAGAACATGTCGAATCAGGAGCGCCGGGATCATCAAGCCGCAGTGAAGGCGGCGCGCCGGGCGAAGAAACCGCTGCCGCTTCCGCCGGACCCTTACGCCAAGGTCCGCGCCGACGCCCGTGACCTGCAAGAGTTCGTCGAGCACCAGGAGGTCCGGGGTCTCGTCGAGATCAGAGTCACTGTGCTCACCAAGTTCGACCAGCGCTACGAAATGGTTTGCCTCGTGCAACGCAACGGGCTATCTGCGGTGCGCGCCAGGGAGGGCGACAAGTGGGGCTGACCTACGTCTCAGTGTGCAGCGGCATCGAGGCCGCCACCGTCGCGGTCGAGCCGCTGGGTTGGCGCGCCATTGCGTTCTCGGAAGTGGACGGCGTATGCAATCGCTTCCTTCGCGCAAAGTATCCGAACGTAGACAACCTTGGCGACATGACCGAGGTCAACTGGAGCCGACCCCGCTTCCATGCCAACGTGTTGATCGGAGGCACGCCATGCCAGTCGAACTCGACCATGGGCCGCTGGCGCCGAGAGATCACGGCCGACATGGACTTCCGCGGCAAGCTTGCGTTCCGCTATCTTCACATCGCCGACCAGATCGGCGCCGACTGGTTCATATGGGAGAATGTTGCCAATGTCCTCTCCGTCCGCAAAGGTGAATTTTTCCGCGATTGGCTCGGGACCGCTGCCGGCCTCGGGTTTGGTGTCGCGTGGCGTGTGCTCGACACCGAAGATTTCGGCCTTCCGACCTCGCGGTCGCGCCTATTCGCTGTCGGACATCGTGGAGGAGAAGGTCTCGAAAGCCGAGCACTCCTTCAACCTCGATACACTAACCGGCGTCGTCTACCGACTGCTCCGAAAGCAATTCGTGAAGAACGAACCGACGCTGCGGATGGTGCATTCGATGCTGGCCTACCTCCATTCAGTATTGGGTTCGATGGGGCTGGTATCGGCCCTCGTGGACGCTATGAAGCGCTCCCAACGCTCACTAAAGGACATGCCGGACGGTTTGGACTCGTCACACGGGGAGGCGATGTCCGCAAAATTAGTTGCGTCGAGGCTGAGAGAAGTATGGGATTCCCGGACGGGTACACCGAGGCGGCCGGGCTATCGTTCCGGGAAAGGCACGCAGTGATCGGCAACAGTTTCTCGCCGCGGATCGTGGGGGCCATCGCCGAGCAGATCGACATGCTCTCTGATCCAAGAGGGACTTGACTTGATAAACGAAAGGTGCATATCTCAAGGCACCCGCTATGGGCGTATGAAAGGAAACCAACCATGATGGACGCACAGTCCGAGCGCATCTACGCGCTTCTCAACAGCCTCTCGTCAAAAACGACGCGCGACACCTTCTCGGGTGGCCGGCAGGTGACTCGCTTCCTGATCCACACCAGCCGAGATGTCGTCGAAACCCTCCTGGCCTCGTGCCCGGAGAAAGAACGGCGCAAGATCGACCGGGCGCAAGTCGCCAAGTTCAAGCGCAAAGCCCTGTCGGGTCGCTGGGCGCCGGAACTGGGCGACATCCTTGTTTCGCGACACCCCAACACGAACATCGAACTCGCGGCCGGCAACCATCGGCTTTCCGGCGTGCTCGAAGCGTATCTCGCCTCTCCGTTGTTCCGCGGCGTGGACATGTACGTCACGATCACGACCTACCAGCATGCGGCCATTGAGTCGAACGAGGCTCGTTCCGGTTCGCTCGCCGATCATCTCACGATGTCAGATGATTCCGAGTTCGACGCCGACACGGCCTCTGCTGCTTCCGCTGTGATCCGTATCGTCACGGGGCGCATGTTCAACGCCAACGGCATCAACGGGCTGGACACCCACCTGGAGGTCGCACTTGCGAACATGATCGACATCGAGATCAAGGATGCCGACACCTTCATCAAAGCTAAGACCGGCAAGTTGCTGTCGCGTGCATACCTGCTGTTTACGCACGCCATGATGTCGATGCTTGGCGAGCGTGAGGCTGCCGAGCGTTACGTGTGCGAAGTGCTCGGCGTCGGCAACGTGCGTGGCGGCTCAGCCGGCCAGTTCGTTGCGAACGTGCTGGCGGGCCGCGGCCGAAAGATACAGGCGGTCACGCTCGAAGACTCCAAGGATCGTTGCGGGCTTGTGCTCTACGGTGCCTTGAAGGAACTCGAAGGCCGCGGCATCACGCAAATCCGCCTGCCCGAAGGCACGTCGATCCTCAGCTACTCGCTGACCACATGGCGCAACAAGCTGGAAGCACACCCTGACGGTGCGACCTTCCTTGAAGCGGTGAATGAAGCGGTGCTGTCTTGTCGGTCTACCAAGATGCGCCCGACGAAACGTCCGCGGCGTCGCGAACGCTCTACCAGTCGGCTTAACGGTTCGGCTGCGAAAGCGCACTCGCGCCCCCTTGACGCGGGCGAGGGTGCCCACTAGTCTGTTCAAGTTCGTCCTTCGGGGCGTTTCCTCCCTATTGTGACTCAGGGGCCCGGCGGCAACGTCGGGCCCTTCCTTTAAGTAGGAGACACCTGATCCACAAAGGTCTTGGAGAGAAACGTGACGACCGATATCCCTGACCCGGACGACGATCCCTACGCATTCAGCAACGGCCTCATTCCCTACGACCGCGTGCACGACGCGCCGGCCCCCCGAGGGTCGCAAGGTCGGAAAGAATCCGGCACTCGCCGCACCCTACGGGAAGCCCGAGCCGGCAGCCATCAACCTCTCAGACGAGGAGCAGCTTGCGTGAAGCGCGACCCGATGATGGAGCGGTCAGGAAACGTCACCCGACTGACAGACTTCCGTCGTCGCGTGAAGCCGCTCAACGATAACCACCGCATCCGGTGGTATCACCATGTCCGGTGGGGGGACGTCGCCACCGTGTTCGGTCTCGGGTGCGGGATCGCGTTCTTCTGGTACTTCTTCGCCCGCGGTGTGTGGGCGAGCTTCGGAGGGTAAGATGGAATCGAAGAGGGGAATGTTCGGCGCGGCTATGGCTGCCCTGGCGTCTGTGATGGGCCGGGGCGTCGTGCCGGCCGAAGAGATGATCGAAGTTGTCGGCCCCTCGCCGCGGTTCCGCCAGGGGCGCAAAGGTGCCCGCGCGAAGAGCTATCGCCCGAAGCCCTTGACCAGAGAACAGGTGCTCAGCCAGCGCATGCGGCGTCGGTTCGACCAAGGGCTCCCGGTGCCCGAGCCCGTGCGTGAAGCCCTCCAGGCGGCCAAGGATCGTCGCGAAGCCAAGGCCCTGCGCCGGGCATCTCTGCACTTCGTCGAGATCAAGCCGCGCCCGGAGGCGGTGCCCGTCGATCAGCCGAAGCTCGCGGCGGCCCGAGCGTTGCGTCGCCTTGAGCGCTACGTGCGCAGCGGCCGGCCGATCAACAAGGCCCCCGGCCACATCCAGCTTTTCCATCATATCTTCAACGAGGCCGTGTGATGCCGGTGTTCCCGACTCTGATCCTGTTCGCGTCGCTGATCCTCACAGCGATCATCGCCGTCAAGCTCGCGTACAAGCGTGGCTATCAGGCCGGCCACTGTGCCGGGGCAATGGCCGTCACCGGGCGGCGTATCCTGAGCGCATCGCACGGCGGCCCGGCTATCGGCGTCGAGGACTTCGAGCGCCATGCTCACTCGACCGTGCACAGCGATCTCTACGGCACGCCCGATTGGCTGACACACGTCGCGTTCAAGTTCTTCGGCGAGGCCGGCGAGTTCGCGGAGCACATCGGCAAGGCGTCCCGAGACGACGGCTGGTCGATCTTCAAGGGCACGGGCGCGCTAAACCCCGAGCGGCGCATGGCCCTGCTCAAAGAACTCGGCGACGCCCTTTGGTACATCGTCATGCTCGCCCATGAGCTTGGCTCGAACCTGGGCGAGGTCATGCTGATCAACATCAAGAAGCGCGACGGCCGCAAAGAGCGCGGCACGATCCGCGGCGCAGGGGACAATCGATGACCGCCCAGAAATACAAGAAGGACCACCCGCCCGAGTTCTGGATGGCGAAGGCTGTCGAGTGGGCCGACGCGATCTCAGATGATCCACACACCAAGGTCGGTTGCGTGATCGTGTGGCCGCAGAACTTCTTGCGCGGTGCAAACCGCCTGCCCGCGGGTGTCGCGAAAACCGACGCGACTCGGTTTGAGCGACCCGAGAAGTATCTTTGGATCGAGCATGCAGAGCGCGAGGCCATTGCTGCTGCCGCTCGCATCGGTCGTTCGACTGCCGGCGCCGCGATGTACTTGCCGTGGTTCCCGTGCCCCGGCTGCGCCCGCGCCATCGTCAACGCCGGTATCGCCAAGCTGTTCTGCTACTACCCGACCGCCGACGAACTCGCAGACCCGAAGTGGAAGTTCGACCGGTCGCTGGCGACCCTGGTCGAGGGTGGTGTCGAGATCGTCAAGGTGGAGAAGCCGTCTTGATCAAAGGCCCTCCATCCAACCCGCGAGGTTTCTACGAATACTGTCGTGGCTACACCGCCTTCGCGGCCGGCCAGCCGCGGCCGGCCGTGGACGCATTCAGCGACTTTGGGATTTATGGTTTCGAGCGACGCGACGGCTGGGACGCCGCCAAGCGCATGGCCGAGATCGCGGCGAACTGGGAGGCTCAGCGTGCGACGAAGCACTAAGCGGGTCGAAGATTGTCAGCTATCGTCAGGCCCGGCGCTCGAAATCGTCAGACCGAATCACCGGTGCGACTTCAAGATCGGCGACCGTGTTCGCATGCGCACCGGCCTCCAGGAGTTCACGGTCTATGCGATCACATTCTGTGACTGCAACGGCCGCTATCTGATACAGGCCAAGTTCGGGCCCTGCCATTTCTTCCGGTGGGCGGAGGATGTTGAGCGTGTCTAAGCCCGGCCAAGGCCCCGGCACCTACGTGCACCCCACCCTCCTCGACGACTCGATGGCCAGGAAGGTCACACGACTCTGCCTGCGGGATGGACAAAGCTTCGCCGTTGTGCGAGACGGCCGAGCGTGGCAAGTATGGTGCCCGGAGCCCGACAAGGCCCGCCTGATCGATTTCATCGAAGTTGCAAGGGGTGAACCATGAGCGAACCGGTAGGTGGTGGCGACCGCGAGATCGAGAGCGAGCCGCAGGCTGGCCTAAGAGAGGGACGCCGCTACAGCGATAGCGGACCCAAGGTGTCTTTGTACGACATCGTGGCTTTGAATGTCGGCGCTATGGGCTACACGGCCGGCGAAGAGTTCCAAGTTGTCTCCTTGCGTCGAGACGGCTTGCTGGTGCAGCCCTTGCGGGCTCCGACGCCCTCGCACCCCGTGGTCCTCAAACCTTCTTCGCTCGTTCTGCGCGAGCGCCGCGCCTGTGTTGCGGCGGTTCCGTTCGATCCGGTTGTGATCCCCGAGCACGCACGCGGGGCTGGGCAGAAAGCAACCAACCCGAAGGACGCCCTGGCAGGCACCAAGCCCCGCTGGTTCTCATACCTTCCCGTGCGCGTGTTGCTCAGCGTCGGTGTCGCCATGTACGAGGGTGCACGCAAGTACGGGCGCCACAACTACCGGCCCGCTGGCGTGCGGGCCTCCGTCTATATGGACGCCGTGACCGAGGGACACCTGACCCCGTGGTGGGAGGGCGAGGACATCGACCCGGACAGCGGCCTCTCGCACATCGACAAAGCCATCGCGTCGCTCATGGTGCTTCGCGACTCCATGCTGCAAGGCAACTGGGTGGACGACCGCCCGCCTCGCGCGGAAAACTTCGCTGCGCACCGCGCAGAGATGACGAAAGTGTGGGCTGAGATTCAGGCGCGACACCCTGACCCTCAAGAGCCTTGGACACAGCGTCGCATCGACGGATCGAAGGAGTAACACACCATGGCCGAAGTTCGCCCCACAAAGCGAGAGCTTGAAAAGCTCGTCAACGCCCTCAAGCGCCACAAGGGCAACAAGACGAAGGCCGCGCAAGATTGCGGCATGACTCGCGACGCCTTCGACCGCCGGCTTGGCTGGGCGTCGGAGAAGGGGATCAAAATCCCGGAGTTCGAGCCGGTGAAGTCCGGCCCTGTGATCCCGGATGAAGAGCTTCACGCCTGCTGGAGCGTCTACGAACGCTACGCCTACAATGCGTCGGCCGCGGCGGAAGCGTGTGGCTTAAAGCGCCGGACGCTCGAAGATCGCATCAAGACTGCGGTGCACAAGTTCGGCTACTCGAAGAAGCCCATCGGCGTCACGCACGCCCGCTCTGCTCAGAAGCTCGCGCTGCCGAAGCGCGGCATCATCAAGCGCTACCTGCTGACATCGCTCCAGAACAACACGAAGCTTCACGACGAGACGTGGGCGTCGCTCATCAACCTCGCGAAATACTGGGACGCCGAGATCAAGGTCGCCACCTTCACCTACGCCCCGCAGGACGAGGGTTCTGTGAAGCGCGGCACGGACAAGACGAAGTTCGGTTTCAAGACGGCCGACCGCTGGTATGACAAGCGCGCCGAGCCTTACATCTCCGACTCGTTCGAGGCCCTGGCCCCCGGCCTCGTGTGGTGCGGTCACTTCAACATCCTGCCGACCTCTGCTGATCCTCTGCGCGGCACCGAGAACTTGAACGGCCGCGCGTCCGGCATCTGGCCGCACACTCGCATGGAGATGCGGCCCGTCGCGACGGCGCAGGGCGAGGCGACGAAGTTCAACTGGACGACCGGGACCATCGGCCTGCGCAACTACATGCAGAAGCGCGCCGGCATCATCGCCGAGTTCTATCACTGCTATGGTTGCGTGCTCGTCGAAGTGGACAGCGACGGCAACTGGTGGCCGCGTCACTTGAACGCCGACTCCGAGGGCGGCATCTACGACCTCGATCTCTACGCCGACCCGAAGGGCGTGTGGAGCTACGAGGGCGGCATCCCGGCGCTTGTCTATGGCGACATCCACCATGACTCGCTCGACCCGCGCGTGGACAAGGCGACCTGGGGCCCGGACGGGCTCGTCGATCTGCTGCAACCGAACATGCAGGTGATCCACGATCTGCTGAACATGAACCCGTCGCACCATAATCGGCGCGACCCGCACATCATGTATATGCTGCGCAAGCGGAACAAGGACATCGTGTGGGACGAGATCGCGGCGTCCGGCAACTGGCTCGACGGCATCCATCGGACCTACGAAGATGGCCGCGAGAGCGAGGAGGTCGTCGTCGACTCCAATCACCATCGGCATCTCGACCGCATGCTGAAAGAAGTCGATTGGCGTGACGATCTCACCAACGCTCGCACGATCCTGCGCATGAACGATGCGTGGCTCGACGCCATCGACAACGGCCGCGAAGAAGACTTCCAGGCTTACGAGCACGCGATGCGGGCCTTGGGCTACGGCGAGCATGCCCGCTTCATGAACCTGACCTCTCGCGACCCCGAGAAGCTTTCGGTCATCGTGTGTCCTGAGCGCGGCGGCGGCATCGAAGTCGGCGCGCACCACGGCGACAAGGGCGCCAACGGCGCCCGAGGAACGCCGCGCGGACTCTCGAAGCTCGGCCGGAAGAACGTCATGGCGGACAAGCACGCACCGGGCATCTGGGGCGGCACGTTCGTGGCCGGCATGAGCGGCGATCTCCGCCAACTCTACAACATCGGGCCGGGCGGCTGGGCCGCGGCGCACGTCCCGATCTACCCGAACGGCAAGCGCCAAGTGCTGCTCGGCTGGGTCGTCGGCGACGAGATGCTGTTCCATGCCCCGCGATGATGAACCCGACCGCACGCACAACCAGTACAAGCTCGACAAGGAGTCGAAGGAGGCGCTGGTTCGTGCGGTGAACCGCATCGAGAAGCTTGAGCAAGAGCGAATGGAAGTGGGAGAGGACATCCGCGCCGAATATGCGCACCTGAAAGCGGCCGGCTACGACGCCACGGCCATCCGTGAACTCGTTGGGGAGCGCAAGAAGCGGAAGAAACTGGGCGACAAGTTCGAGGAGCGCGAACAAATGCGCGACCTCTACCGGGCCGCCCTGGGAGTTTGACCATGGAATCCATCGTCAGCATTATCCTCTCGAACCTCATGGAGTTGATGCCGTTCCGCATCGTCTTCAACTACGAGAAGGGCGTCCGCTGGACGCTCGGGCAGAAACCCGTCGCGCTCGAACCGGGGTTCCACTGGTGTTGGTGGCTGTACCACAGCATCGAGAAGCTGACCGTCGTCGAGGAGATGATCGACCTCCCGACGCAGACAGTCGTCACGAAAGACGGGAAGACGGTCGTGTTCTCCGTCAACATCGGGCGCGTGATCATCGACCCCGTGGCGCACTTCTGCTCGGTCAGCGACTTCGACGAGTCCACCATCGCCCTGGCAATGACGCACCTGCACCAGCGCATCCGCGAGCGCGACTACGACGATCTGCTCGCCAAGCTTCCCGATCTCGAACGCTCGCTCCGCGGCACGCTCTCGACGCGGTTCGCGAAGTGGGGCGCCGAGGTCACGACTGTCGGCTTTACCGACTTCACACAGGCCAGCCAATTCAGGCTGTTCCAAGATCAAGGAAAGTAACACATGCCGCACGTCCTTCAATTCGTTCCAGGCAACGACGAGTTCCCGGCTTCGGGTGTCCTCACCAGCACCGCGCGCCGCGGCGACAAGTGGTTCAACAAAGCCAAGCCCGGAGAACTTCTCGACCTCATGCTCGTGAAGAACGACGAGAACGTGCGCCGGCTCGGGCAAGCCGTGGTCATCGGTGTCGAACTCACGTCGCTCGAAGCGATCCTCGAAGACGCCGCGAGCAATCACGCAATCCAGGCTGCCGACTTCAACCTCTCGCCGTCTGAGAAGCGCAAGCTGCTCGCCGACGCCCTTGAGCGGGCTTACGGTCCTCTCGAATCTACCGAGGTCTTCACGAAGCTCTCGTTCATGATCCTCGAAGGCATGGGGACCGCTTGACCGGATGAGCCGCAAAAGCTTCCCCCGCACCGGTGACTACGGGCTGATCCACGCCGACCCGCCGTGGGCCTTCGCCACGCGCGGCGCTGGCGACAAGGTGCCGACGCAGGGCGACCAGCCCTACGCCACGCTGACGATGGAAGACCTGATCACGCTGCCCGTCCCCAAGGCCGCGGCGCCAGACTGCGTGCTGGTGATGTGGACGACAAGCTCGCACGTCGTGCAAGCCATCGATCTCGCCCGCGCCTGGGGGTTCACATACAAGTCGCTCGGGTTCGTGTGGGTGAAGACTCAGAAGGGCGACCCGACCAAGCCGAAGATGGGCATGGGGTTCTGGGTGCGTCAGGAGTGCGAAACAACGCTGGTGTTCTGCCGCGGCGCGCCGAAGAGAATAGACGCGGGCGTCCGCCAGATGATCTTCGAGCCCGCCCGAGAACACAGCCGCAAGCCCGAGGAGGGCTACGCCCGCTGCGAGCGCTTGGCCGCCGGGCCCTATCTCGATCTGTTCGGCCGGGCCTCCCGGCCGGGCTGGACGGTCTGGGGAGACGAAGCCACGAAGTTCGACGCGCCGGCCGGCGCACGCCCCCTCGGCGTCAAGGATGCCTGGGCGGCCGGGGAGCTTGCAGATGTCGGTGATGTGCTCGCCGACATGCTTCCGACTCCTCGACGCCGGTCCCGAGAGGATTTGTTGGGTCTATGATCCCCGAAAACCCTTTCGACGGCCGCGAGGCTGCCACGGCTAGGCCCTTCGGGCGACCCGCCCGCTACCCTAGTGGCCCAGACCCCTTCGACCGCGCCAGCGGGCTTCCCTGGCAGTTCTCCCCGAACAGGGGAAGTTTAGGAAGATTACGACCTGGAGACGTAACATGACCGAGACCCGCAAGCCCATCACCTGGGGCTACATCCAGACCTACGGCGGCCGGAAGGTGTGGCTGGACGACGAGCACTTTCACCCCGAGAGCATCAACTTTTGGGACATCTACATCGCTTTGCCCCACATCAACCGATATTCGGGACACACCCGCTACCCCTATTCGGTGGCGCAGCACTGCGTCCTCCTGTCCCGCGCCGTCGAGCGCGCCGGCATGGACCTCGATCACCAGAAGTGGGCGCTCATCCACGACTGGCCCGAGGCGTTCATCTCGGACATCCCGCGGCCGTTCAAGAAGGCCATGCTGAAGATCACCGAACTCGACAACCGCATCCTCGGAGTCCTGGCGCGGCGCTATGGACTACCCGAGAAAATGCCGGACGTGCTCGACGAGTGGGACCAGCGGATGTGCCGCAACGAAATGGATGTGTTCGGCAACCAGAAGAACGAACCCTGGTGGCACGCCCTGGCGCCGATCCCGACACTGGAAGCCAGCGAGTTCCAACCGATGCACCCGGACAACGTGCGCTACGACATGATCGCGCGTTGCGAAGAACTGGACATCGACATCGACGCCGATCTCGACCGATGAGCCCGGACATCATCAACGGCTGCTTCGAGCTATTCGGTGGCCTGCTCATGTGGCTTTCGATCCGGCAGATCATCCGGGACAAGCAGATCGTGGGCTTCTCGCCGGCGCCGCTGATCTTCTGGACCGCGTGGGGTTTGTGGAACTTGTTCTACTACCCGTCGCTCGACCAGTGGTTCAGCTTCCTCGGCGGGATCGTGGTCGTGGTCAGCAACGCGATCTACCTCGTGCTGATCTGGCACTTCTCTCGCCGAGCACCGAGAAAGCTGCCGAACGACGCCGTGATCTGGGACGGCACGTTCGACCCGAGCCACAACCCGAACGACGACTGCTGTAACTGCCCGACATGTCGCTGATCTTCCGAGTCGCGACCCTGGTCATCGCGTTGTGCGCCTTCGCCCTGGCTCTGCACAACGCGCCGGCCGTCGAGGAGGAAGAAGAGTTCCTGGACCCTGGGCACCCGACGCACCGGGCAGAGATACTGATCTGCACCTGGAGCAGGAACAACATGGTCGAGATGGTTTGCCAGGAGTATGAGGCCATCTACGACTACGCCGAGGATTGCGAGATCGGTGGCTGGGAAGAAGTTCGGCGCCTGACGTTCTGGGATCGCATCAAGGGGCGTCGTGTGTGGGGGCGCGTTGAGTGCATCCGAGAGTACGAAGCATAAGTGGCACTGGTGCTGAGACTCGAACTCAGTTTTCGAGGGACACAATCTCGCGTCTTACCCATGGACCACACCAGCGTAAGCCAGGGTCAATGCGATCCACCAGAGAAGATCGAGGCGAGCGCTTCCTTGCCGATTGCGAACAGGACGCCCCACACGAACGCGGCGGCTGCGGCGTAGGTGCCGACCTTCGCCATGATCTTGATACGCCAGCCTTCCAGCGGCGCGATGCGCTGTTCGAGGCGCTGTTCGAGGCGCTGGTGGATTTCGCGGTCGGTGACGACGTGATCGTCCACCTTCTTTTCGAGCGTTTCCGCGCGCTGGGCGGCGAGCATGGCGGCGACCTTGGCCTCATCGACCTTATCCTCGATTCGGTTGAGGATCGAAATGATGAGTCCATCGTCGGCCATGCTCGCCTCCTGGGTCAGGGCTTGATGATCCCCTGCAACGCGGCGACGGCGGCGTCGTAGGAGGCATCGTTGTCGGAACGGAGCTTCGCGAGTTCCGCCTTCAAGACGGCCTCGTCAGTCTCCGAGAGGGTTTGCTTCACGGCCGCGATGAGAGCCGGAAGCTGCGGCAGGAGTTGGTTGAGAAGGACCAACGCCTGGATGGCTTGTAGCGTGTTCAATTGGGGCTCCCCGCGCGCCGCAGGATCGAGAGTTGCTGAAGGAGGGTCGTCAACGCTGCTACCTGGGCCACCGCGTCCTGCGTCGCGAGGGCCGCGTCAGCGGCGTTACCGGAGTCGTACAGGGCCCGAGCACGGCGGACGGCCGTGTCGGTCTGGACGAGCACAGGGAGGATTTGAGCGGCGGTGCTCTGATCGATGGCGCCGATGGCCGCGGCGTCGTTCACAGTTCGGAGAACGAAGCTGTAGGCCAGTTCGACGGTGATCAAAGCTTTCTCGTCGTAGGTCGCGACGCTCTCGCTCGAAGTGAGGCGCGAGAGAGTCGAGCACGCGGAAAGCGCCGGCACTGCAAGCAGTGCCAGCGCAAGACCGAGTGCAGAGAAGATACGCTTCATGTGGGCTGATCCCTCTGCTGGGCTGAAATTACGCGGCGTCGGTGGGCGACGGCGCGGGTGAGGTCTTCTTGAACACGGACGTGTTCGTGAAGAGGCGCAGGATGCCGGCGACGGCGAGCGCACCGGTGGCAATGGCTTGCGCCACACCCTGGTCGAGATCGACGGCGCCGAGGTATTCAGCGACGCCGGGAGCCAGACCCAGCAAGACAACCGCAACGGTGCGGAAGCCCTTCAAGCTGGCGAGGAAGTCGTTCATGGTCAGTCCTTTCTTGGTGAAGTCAAATTCCAACTGCTCGTCCACTGACTTAGATCAGCGGCGAGTTCGAGCCGATCACGCCGGCTTCGAGCGTGGCGAGACGAGCGCGCAGCGCGTCGAGTTCGGCCGCGACCGACCGCGTGGCCTGCGTCGAGTTCGAGTCGTTCGCGGTGTAGTCGATGTTCTCGGCGTTGAAGGTGCCTTGGCCGCCGAGCAGTTCGTCGATCATCTCGAAGCCGCGCTTGACGGTGCGTTGCAGCGCGAAGATGCCGAGAACTTTGAGCGGCAACCCGAAGTTCGTGGTTTGGGGATCAGATACGGCCATGGTGGTCTCTCCTTCGGTCGGCTTTAGCGCCGCCCATCAACGAGCCGAACCTATGACCAATCGCCTGCCTTTGTCCACACCCTAGCTGAGAGCTTGGTCAAGAGGCTGCCAGGGTGCCTCGGGGATACCCGGTTGCGTTGCACGCACAACCTCGACTCCCATTCCGCGCAAGATCAAGCACATGGGCCCCAGCTTCGCGGCGAATTTCGCGTAGTTGCAGGTGTTCGTTTTGACCTTGTGCTTGTTGTGCCACTGCGCCTCGCCTTTCGGTCCAACCTGCATGTCGATCCCGAAGAGCACGATCTTCCGGGCTCCCAGAACCCAGGCGAGGTTGGTGGCCTGCGTCCCACTGTCCCACCCATGCAATCGACGTCGATCTGTGTTGAACTTGTTCCGGTCTCGCCAGAAGCGCTTGAGCCGCGGGTGGTAGACCTCGCTCACGTCGCTCGTGGCTGTCGTGATGATCTTCGGCTCCTTCCACTCCTTGAGAACTTTGACGTGATTCCAGCGCCACCACGGGCAGTCTGCGAAGTGCAGGACTTCCGCCCACGGCGCGATCTCAAACGACTGGTTGACCGCGATGCAGCGGTGTCCCTTCGTCACGGAGATGTCGAACGTCTTCAAGCTCGGGCCGCCGCCGATGATGCAGACGATCTCGCCGTCGAACATGCGCGGCGCGTCCCACGGGACGATCCCGCGCGGCCCGTGCGGGTTGTGATTTTCAGGCACCACACGATCTCGATACGGGCGTCGCACCGGCGTGGGTGCGGCTTGTCTCGGTGGCGACGGAGGCGGGGGCAACGCCCGCTTGATCCGCGGCCTAGGGTCCGGCGGTGGTTGTGTCCGCTGCTTCCGAGCAAGTTCTGCCTGCTGCTGGCGTCGCTCGGCGAGACGCTGGCGCCAGGGCTTGCCGTCCTTCATGGCGAGTTCGAGCTTTCCGGGCCGACGCACAGAGCAACGCCGCGAACGGCGGCCGTGTGAACAGCCGAGTAGTTGAGGTTGAAGCCGGTCGAGATGTGCGAGAACGTGGCGGCGACGGTCCCGAGAGACGTGCCGCGGCCGATCCGAAACTGGTTGGTGCGGGCACCGCACGCGCAGTTCGTCGGGTCGGCGCCGGCTTCGTTGAACACGGAGAAGCCAACACCGTCCGTGTCGTCGTAAGCGCCGAAGCCGAAGCCGCTGGCCTCCGCGGTGTTGAACACCGACGTGTCCCACGATTCGTTGCTCGTGCCGATCAACATCGTCAGATCGGGATTGAAGCCGGGCGTGGTGTAGTCCACCGAACCGGTGCTGGTCGGCGTCGTGAACGAGAACACACGCGCTTGTGCGCCTGGGATGTAGAAGAGGAGTTGATAGGTGTCTGTGTTGCCGAGCGCGGCGCCTGCGGTGTACGTCAGTCCATCGTCAGTCAGCGACCCGACCGTGATGTGGTTGTGCGTCGCCGCAGACGGGGATTGTTGAGTCTCAACGCGAGTGTTCGATGCCACGAGGCCCGGCTGGCTGCCGGCGGGTTGCCCGTCCAATTGCGCAGCACCGAAGCAGCCCTGGTTGCCCGCAGAATCGAAGAAGCCGAGGCCCATACTGTAGACGGCGTTGTCGCCGTCGCCGTTCCCCGCGTTCGACGCCTCGCCAAACTGGATGCCGAACGTCGGGTGGAACCCGATTCGATCCACCAAGTTTGCGCCGTTCGCGAAGTCGATCTCTTCGTTGATCCACACTTCCATCGTGTCGCCGGCCAGGAAGATCGCGACGAACTGGTGCGGGACACCGGACACGTCGTCGTAAGTGATTTCAATGCCGTTGGCGAACCAGTCGGTGACGCGGCACTGAATCGTCGTGTTCAAGATGGCGACGATCTCGCCGGGCGACGCCATGGAGATCACACGACCTTCGCGCTGTTCGCTGTTGCAGTCTGTCGAGGCTTGGGCGTCCTCGTGGTTCGCAGAGTACGCCCACTGGTGCCCGTAGCGCGTTGCTGCGCCGACCGCCGTCACGACGCCGTTGAAGTCGGAGCCCGATTGCGCCCACGTCCCCATGATGATGACGGCTTTGGGTACGCGCCCGCCGAGCTTGCTGGTCGAGATGATTTGCGTTTTCAGGGCCGTGCTGTTCGAGTCCGCTGTGCTGTTCGAGACCTCGTTCGCAGCATCCGGGCTGGTCGTGAACGGGTGCACGGCAATCGCGTAGTCGTCGGCCTTGTTGAGTTCGATGTAGCCGAACCCGCCGATTTGATATTGCGCGGTCTGCGCGGTCGCAGTGATGCCGTGAGAACTCGGCACCAGCGCACCAACGGTCTGACTCGAAAACGTGTATCCCTCACCAGAGTTGATGACACCTGCGTCTTGGCTCTCGGTGTAGTTGTTCGTCCCCGCAACGGCGCCGATGAACACGATGTCGTTCTGCCGAAGGAACACAGGCTCGGCGAGCGGGATCGTGTTGGCCCCGGTGATGGTCGCCGTGAAAACTTCGGTGAATGCGATCATGTTCGAGGGAACACCCGCACTGTTGGCAGAGTAGACAGCGGCCTGGAACGTCGTCGTGCCAGCGCCGGCGTCTGAGTTCGAGTCGAACGAGTCCCCGAAATAGCGCGTGACGTGGGTCAGCCACATGTCCTGCGGCACTCGGTACTTCCGCATCCGGTAAGTCCCAGTCGTGCCGTTCTGATCTACGGCGATCCCAGGTGCCGTGCGACCGAGGTAAACATCTTCCGCATCAACATGGCAGCTTATCGAGACACGCCCGTGATTGCCGTTGCTCGGAGACACACCAGAGGTCTGTGCAATCGGAGTGTTCCAGCCGATATCGTCACGACCGCGAGTCCCGAGCGAGCTATCTTGGAAACTTTCAGACCAGACGTTCGCGCCGTCTTGCTTCGCGAACCCAGAGCCGCCAGCGCCACCACCGCCATTGGCACCGCCAGCGCCACCGTAGTAGCCGCCGCCGCCGCCGCCGGCATAATCGCCCGTGCCCTGGTCTACGAACCGACTCGTGTCCGTCCACCCACGGCCACCTTGGAATGCCGCGCCGCTGTTGCCGGCTTCTTCGCTGTTGACACCGCCGGCAATCTGCGAGCCGCCTGTCGTTTCGGTGCCACCTGGGAAGCCACTCTGACCTCCGCCGCGCCCGCCGTCGCTGTCGGTGAGCGAACCGTCCGAGTCTCCGCCACCACCGCCGGCTGCTCCATAGAGCACGCCGTTGAGGTAGATGCGCGAGCCACCGCCGCCACCAGAGCCCGCCGTCGCTCCCGCGTATGCCCCGTCTCCGCCGTCAGGCCACCCGCCGGCGCCGCCTTCGGTGTTGTCGGTTCCGTGCAGCCCGCCTTGCCCTGCATAGATCGCAATGATGTCGCCCGGCACCACGTTCATGATGCCCCGCGCGTGGCCGCCGCCGCCGCCAGTCCGCACCCCGAGATTACCGTTCGCGGCGGCGGCGCCCCAACAAGACCAGGAGATTGCGTAGCAGCCTTCCGGCACTGCCCGTTCGACGATGGCGCCGGTATAGTCGAAATTGGTGAGCCCGGCTACAAGCTCTTCGGCGAGGTTCACACGACGTGAACCCGCGACGAGACCCGGAATCTTGATGAGAGGATAAGCGGCCATGTGGTCTTCCTTTAGGCGGGATCGAGATCGCCGAACACATACCAGCGGTTCGCGACCGAGCCTTTCACGATGCTGATCACAGAACCGTAGCCGCGAGTGAGCGGCGTCATGTCGGCGGGATAGATCAACTCGACGAGACCCGGAGAGTTCGAGTCCTCGACCGCCACGATCTGCACCTGCATGTCGCCCATCTGCACGAAGCTGACGGTGTAGCCTTTCGGCAGTGACACGAGCGCTTCTTCCGGCACGCCGACCGAGATGGAGGTCGCCGTCGAGTTCGAGTTGTCTGTGACCTCGAAGAACGAGCGGTTCTGCGCGAGCGACAACGTGAAGTCCGCGGTCACTGCGACCGGGAAGTTCATGCGGGCCTGCGCGTAGAGATCGTCGAGGGCGTCGCCGACCGTCGTCTGGATCGAGTTCGAGTCGCCTTCGTCGGCCGCGTCGTACAACAGGGTGTGCGCTTCTCCGACCGATCCGCTACCGCCGCCCGCGCCGAACGAGTTCGAGTCGTCGTCGCGGTTTTCGTAGACCAGGATGCGGGCAGCGAGCGAGTTGGTGCGGTGATAGAGGTCGTCGAGCGCGTCGCGGACGTTGGTCTCCTCGGAGTTCGAGTCGCCCTCGGCGTCGTAGGTCACATCGCCGGCGCCGATTGAAGAACCGGAGAGAGCCGTCCACACGCCGCCGGTGTAGCGGTAGCGGCCACCGTCAGCGACGACGTAGACCTCCCACCCTTCGCCGGGCGTGTAATAGACCCATTCCTCCAGGCCCGTGTCGCCCTCCCACAGGATGATCGAGCCGGACGGCCCGCTGTTGGAGTCCTCGGCCGTGAGGATGTGGGCGTCGCCTGCGCTCGGGGTGTCGGGCAGCGACGAGACGCGCGAGAGCACCACCTTCGTGACGAGCAGCGAGAGCTTGCGCAAGTCCTCGCTTGCGCGGGTGCCCCAGCCGTCCTCGCCGACCGTGTAGAAGGCTCGAAGCCCGAGCCCAGGGAGATCACGCGCTGCCATTGCCTACGCTCCTTAAGCTCCACCGCCCCACGAATAGCCCCAGTTGAGGCCCCAGCCACCATAGCCGACGCGGACGTACAAGTCATATCCCTGCAAACTCTCGGTCGTGATGGCGCTGTTGCTGTCCTCGGAGTGCGCCTTCACGTTGATGCGGATGAGGTTCTTCCCCGAATATTCGTAGGGATCGAGCAGGTAGCTCTCGCCCGGAAGATCGAAGTGTTCCCCGAACATGGTCCCGGCCGCCGTGAAAAGCCGGACCACCGTTTTCACCGTGGTCGGCGGGGTGATCCCCGCCTCGGTCCACAGGAAGACGCGGGTCTCCTCCATGTCCCGGTTGCGGTTCGCCCACTCGACCGTGAGATCGCCGTCCGCCTCTGCGACGGCCACGAGATCAATCGGGGCACTCGGGTCCGAGTAACCGAAGCCGTTGATCCGCACGTTCGCCGGGCGGATCGGCCGGTTGGGCCGCAGATCGGCCGTGTAGACGATCTCAGGGGCGTCGTCGAGTTGGAGGGTGCCCAGGCTCGTCACCGGGAGAAGCTTATACTTGACCGTCTCTGCCTCAGCGCGGGCTATCGTGTCGCCGAAGGGAACGTCGGGCGAGATGAAGAACACCTGCGTGCCGGCCGGCCATGCCCGAGGAACCGTGTCGAGCATGCCGCGCTCCACGATCCAGTTGTCGTTCGAGTCGAGATCGGACAGGAAGATGATCTCGCACTCGGCGTCGGGGTGCGAGGCATCCCCGATGTACGCGAAGCCCTCAAGCTCGGGGCCCACGCCGAGCGTGACGGCGCCGAACGCGATGATGCTCTGCGCCTCCTGCGCCAGCGGGTCTCCCAGGGTCGTGCGGCCGTTGAGGGTCTGGTTGCTGAGATTCTGATACTCGACCGACCCGCTGAGCGTCACGCCCTCGTTCCACAGTTCGTAGCGCGCGGTGTCCGTGCCGCCGGTGGATGCGAGAACCGCGGTGAACACTTCGGCGTCGTCGGGGAACGCCCCGGAGAACTGCGCGACCAGGAAGGCCGGCAAGGTGATCGGCTTCGTGTAGTCCATCGGCGCCGGGAACTCCGCGCCGATCTGGTGCTCGGTGTCCGGCGGCGCGAAGTAAGCGCCGACGCGAAGGCCGAAGATGTCCTCCAGGAGCGAGACGCGAATCTTCGCTTCGCCGGTCTTACCGTAGTCCACGTTTCCGACGCGGAACACGACGTTCGAGAATCCGAGCTTCGTGTTCGAGACCTTGATCACGCCACCGGGCACGGTGCTGTAGGCGCGTCGATCAACCTCGATGGTGCAGGACGCCAGCGGCGCGGCGGCCGTGCGCACGTCGCGTTGCGCGATGCGAGCGGCAAGGTCCGCGTTGCGAATGCCGTAATAGTTCCGGCTGTCGCTGACCACCCCGCCCTGCGAGATGACGTTGCCAAGCTCCTGCACGGAGACCGTGGCTTCGCTCTCGTTCAACGGGTTGGTGTAGGTGACGACGATCTCGTTGACCGTCTCGCCCCAGGACTTGCGCTGGAAGTCGAACAAACGGCAGTTCGACTCGTCATAGTGCGGCAGGGCGTCCACGTCGTAGTCGTCGCGCAGAAGCTTGATCGTGAACAGACCGGTCTCCGGGCTGACGAACGCCGTGGCCTGGATGTGGTCGAGGATTTCAGAAACGAACGTCTCGATGCTCGATTGCTGGAACCAGCCCAGCGAGAGACCGAAGCCTTCGTCGTAGAGCGTTTCTGCGGCGGACAGGAAGCTCGGAATGTCGAGAGCCGTTGCCGGCGCGCCCATGCCCCAATCGCTGTCGGTGAGACACTGGAAGATGATGTGCGCAGGGTTCGCGTGCTCCAGGTTGTCCATGACGATGGTGGCGAGATCATCTGGCAACTCGGGCACGAGCACATCGTCCGTGACCATGGCCCAGAAGGCTTTCAGGTACGGGCTGTTGTGGCCCCAGTTGAAGCCCGAGAGGTTGGCGCCGGCAGTTCCGCGCGGGAAGAGAGCACCGAGTCGGCCGCCGTTGAAACCGCCGGTGGGGTTCACGTTGATGGTCGCGACACCGATGATGTTGAACGCACCAGTGCCTTGCGACGTGATGTCCACGAACGGGCCTGCGGTCGCGTTCGCCTCCGACGTTGCGAACTTGATGTTCGCTTGCGTGGTTGTGCCGCCCTTCCCGCTGCGGCTTTCGCCGCTAATGTTGAGCCAGTAATCGACGCCGGCAGCGAGCCCGTCCGGCAGCGAGCCGGGCGACACAGCCTCCAACTGCACAGGGCCGTAGCCGGTTTCGATGTTGTAGGCGCTCTGCCAGGATGCGTTCACATGGTCGCCGGACACGCTGACGCGGGTGTTCGAGTAGACCGTCGTCGAGGCGTCTACGACTCCGGGCGAGGACGCGCCATAGAGGAACACGCTCGCGAGGCCGCGGAAGCCGGGGCACGTTGCGCTGCTTCGTCCGAGCCGCGATGCAAGATGCGACGGCATTACCTGCTCGGAGTCGCCGGGCAGGAAGGTGACGTTCCCGACAACGCCGCCCTCTTTCGCAGGCCCGCCGAACAGGTCTGGCGAGTTCACCGGCACGTTCGCGAGCCCGGCGACGTTTCCGTTCCACACCGGCTTCTCGCCGAAGAACAACTGCCGCAAGCGCACCGGGCCGTGACAGATGCCGAAGTGAGTCGATAGCCGATACTCGGCCACCTTCATCTTCTGTTTGCCTTTGCCGCCGCCCATGGCTTAGCCCTTTCGACGCTTGAGCGTTTCGCTCACGACCCGCTGCGCCAGTGCATCACCCGTCGCGAGCAGCACCGACGCCGGCAGACCTTCGTGAAGGAACCGCTTGAACTGCTTGTCTCCAAGCCCGTTCAATTTGAACCATGCGCGAGCGCCTTTCACACAGTGACCGGTCTCGCGGATGTCGTTGATGCGGATGATCGGGTCGTCGGCCATCACTTCTTCCCCGACCCGACTTTGATCTCGTACTCGCGGATCGACTTCTCGCCGTACCAGAGCACGTTCACGCCTTTGATGATCATCGTGCCGAACACCTTCGGGATCGGCTTGCCTGCTTCTGCGACCGGGTTCTCCAGGTCTTTCGCCGTCGTGCTCGGCTGCTTCGGCTTGGGCGCAATCAGGTAGCTCACCACCGCGAGCGCGATGGCGATGATCAGTTGGACTACCCAGTTATAGATCATCTCAGAGCCTCAGTAGAACGTGTTGTAGAACGTGCCGAACGGGTGGTTGATCGGAATCCAGGGCTGCCCTCCGAAATTCAGGATGTTGTCGTGCAGGTCGCCACAGTCCGACATTTGGTGATTGCATCCGAGCGAAATACGCACGGTCTGCGACGTGAGTCCAGTCGTGGGCCCGGTCATGTGAATCCGCGTCCCGCTCTCCACGTCGAGCACGGTGCGGATTTCCAGGTTGCCCTCGACCGTCGTCCACTCGATGACGCCGCCAGTGTACTTGTCGATCCTCGCGGGTGTGTCCCACCCTGCGGGCACGTCCACGTAGTTGCTGCCGATTGCGGTGGGGAGCACGGTGATCGTCGCGGCGCCGCGCGACGCCCTGCATTGCGTTCCGTAGAGAACGTGCGGGCACATGAACTGATAGTTCCGCCGCAGGCCGTTGCGCCGCATTGCAGTGACGATGGGCTCGCAAGAAAGTTCGCAGACGTGCGACCCGTCGCCGGCCTGCTTGCCGTTGAGCACTCGACCGGTCCACACCACGACCCACTGCCGGTTGTCGTCGCTGAGATGCCCGCGGAATATCGTCAGCGTCACCGGATAGCTCGGCGGGTACGCGCGATAGAGTTGCGCGATCTCCGTCGAACTCGGGAGTCGGACGACAAGCGTCTTCCGGTCAAGTGTTCCGCTGGATTGGATGTTGTCAGCCTCTACCGGAATTGGCGCGTAGACGCGGCTGTCGCGGATGATCGGCTGCTCGGCGTTGGTGTAGGTGTAGATGGCCGTTGCCGCCAGCCCGTATCGGAACAGGAGCAGGTTGACCGGAACGGCGTCCTCGCGGGACTCTTCGCGTGATTGATAGCTCATGACGTGCTCCCCGAGCCGCTTGCGCTGTCGCTGTTGCTGTCGTCGTCCGGCCCGTTGTAGGGCAGGGTTTCCATCGTGAGCGCCATCGTTGCAACGTCGCTGGTCTCCCAGCGGATCGTGAGCGTGTCGGTGGACATCCGCCAGAGCGGCATCCAGCAAACGTAGGCGATCTCGTCGAGGTCTGCGGTGACTCCCATCGGCTCGAAGAACTCGATGTAGCTGAAACCGCTCTCGCCGGTGATGTCGGAAATGCGCCGGTACAACACCGTGCCGTTGTTGAGGACGATTGCGACGCCGGCCGACGACCGTACCGCGTCTTGCACCCAGGCAACCGCGAAGTCGAGTCCGTCAATCCCGATGCGAGTGTCGAACTCATCGAACCCGTGCGCGAGAGGGATGTCGTCGCACCAAGTCGGCATGAAGAACTCGTGGCACCGACCGGCGCAGCGGAAGAAAAACTTCCGCAATTCGTCCGCGTCTTCCTGGTTCCGGCCGACATAGCTCAACGTGACACGCTGCGTGTGGTGCTCCACGTCTTGCAGGCGGTTGACCCGGCCGACGCCGAAGTCGATGAAGACGGTCGGCTGCGCGTTGATCGCTTGCGCGCCTTCGGCCCAGTTCGGTTTGCGCAAGAAGACCTCACGCTGGTCGAAGAACACGCTCGGACTCGACGCCGGCTCGGCCGCCTCGAACCCCGGAACCGCCAGGAACTTCGCCGTGTAGGTCGCGACCGCGTTCGTCAGATACGTTCCGCTGATCTCGTCGGCCATCCACATGCGCAGCGCCGGGTAAATCTTAGTTCCGGCCGGCCACGCGAACTCGTCGTCCGATTTGTAGTTGACCGAGAACTCATCCGAGTTCGACTCGGTCCCGGTGTAAGGGCCGACCTTGCGCAACGAGATTTGGTCTCGGTGTTCAAGGATGACGTAGTTGTCCTCTTCCTTGAGCCACCACGGCGGCTCTTCTTCGAGGACCGACACGATGGCCTCCGCCGGCATGTCCGCCGCCGTTGTCGCGTATCGAGTTCTCTCGGGCACGTAGAACACGCCGCCTTGATTCGCCACCACGACCCGGTTGAGTTCGGAGCGGCTGACGCCGCGGAGCGCGACCGGCTGAGTGATAGTCTTGCGCGGCGTCTGCCGGTCCCGGATACGCTGCTCGGCCCCGTTCGCACTGGTGATGATGTTGGTCTTGAACTCGTACTCGATTTCGTAGGGTTGCGACCACTGCGGTTTGAACTCCCACACGAGGTCCGTCAGCGCAGGGACGCGGAAGCCCGTGACCGGAAGGAAGAACGTGTCGTCCGCAAAGTTGTCGGTGTCGAAGGTGAGCGTGAACAAGTCCGAGAGCACCGTCCCGCCATCGCCCTCTGCGGTGAACGAGAAGAACTTGTACTCCAGGCCACGGAAGTTCGTCGGCAAGCCGCTGGCTTGGTCGAACACAACTTCGTCGCCGAAGTCCGGCGTCACCGTTTCGAGGGTGGTGTCGCCGAAGTATGCGTTCCAGATTCGGATCGAGATCGTCTTGTCCGCGGAGAAAGTTCCGAACGCGAGTGTTTCGACGTTGATGTAGATTCGGAAATAGAAGTCGTCGATCATCGAATACTGGCGAAGGCCGTCCTTCAACTCCCACGAGGTCTGCTGCATGTGGAAGTCGGTGTCGTGGCCGGCGTCGATGTCGTCCTCGCCCGCGTCCCAGGCGTGCGTGATCAAACCCGGAAGCACGAGGCCCGGAACACCCGTAGCCTCGTTGTTCGGGTAGGTGAAGCGCTCGTGAAGCGGAAGGATAACCCCTAGAGCCATCATGCACCCAGAGAGTTGGAGTCTTCGACATCGACGGCGTAGGCATAGCCGACCCACAGCGAAGTCTCGTAGTCGCGGTAGGTGGAGCCAGAGCCCGTCCGTGTCATCGTCGATTCGCTTCGCCGCGAATGCGACGGGAAGCATCGATAGAGCTTACCGCCAACAATGATCTCTTGCTCGGGCGCGATGTCCTGCATGTTCACGAGGCGAACACCAGCCGGCCGCCCGATGGGGTGATAGATGGTGTCGCCGACGATTGACTCGCTGACATAGAGGTTGATCGGCACGAGGATGTTCTGACCCGAGAACGGGGACCGCGCTCGCGCGAGATAGCCGTCGTTGATCGAGTCCCCGTAACCGCCCAGGCAAACCTCGTCAGGCATAGCCGCGTGCGGCGTGAGGTCGCTCGTGCCTCGGAATTGAATCCACTCCGCCGCAAGCTCTGCGTGCTGGACGTGGACGCCGCCCGTGTTGAGGTTGCCCGTCTTCCGGCCGCTTCGGCCTTGGAAGAGGTACTTCATGGATGAATAGTCTTTGAACCCAATAGAGGACGACGCGCTTCCTTGCGGCCCGTCCGTCGCGGAGATGACCTCGCCGCCTTCGTAGTTCCCGATCTTCTCCATGTTCCCGATATACATGTGACGGTAATAAGCGCCCGACTGCACCACGATTGCGATGTACGGGCGCGGGCTGAGCGACCCGATCAAGTGAAGGTCTGTCGGGACTTGCGCAACACCGGGGTTCCCGATGATGGGCATGACGAAATCCGCATAACTGAGGATCGCGTTGTTCACCAGGGAGTTCGAGTTCGCGTCGGGCTCGTAAGACTGCACGACGAGTTGGTGAAACACGCTCGCGACCGACGCCGACACGCGCCACATGATCGCGTCGTCCGTGAACAACAGAGAGTTCGAGGTCGAGTTCGACCCAAAGCCCTGCGGGTTTCGGATGATCGGCTGTGTCGGCGTGGACAAGTCCGTCTCGAAGCCGAGGCTCGCGGCGAACGTACCGACGAGGGCCGGCACGTCCGTGATCGCGGTGATGGTGTGGTGTTCGTAGGCCATTAGCTGTTGGACTCCTCGCTGGAGATGAACGCTGAGTTCGAGTCTTCCGGCCCGAGCGTGACGGCGTACCAGTTTCCGAGCGCGGTGCGGAACGTGTTCTGAAACACGATGTGCACTGCGTTGTCCGCCTGAATTACATTCTCGATGCTCTGCCCACGTCCCGTGATTCGATAGACGCCATCCAGGGCTCCGAAGGTTTGATCTTGCGGTGATGCTTGCGTCAGTGTGAACGGGGTCAGCGCGAAGCCCGCGCCGTAGCTCTCGCCCTGTCGAATATCCACGGAATTGTAGCCGTAGTTGTCAGAGTCAAAGTCTCTGTCGATGTGTGCGCCGATCCCCAGGCCCATCCCGAAATATGAGGGTCCAATGTAGGCGTTCGATGCCGTGGTGTTGGTAGAGCAGCGCAGCCACGCGCCGTCCGGCCCGAGCATCCAGGCGCTCGGGTTGTAGCCCGTCGCAGGGTTGCTGTCGTAATTCGAGAACATGTAGGCCGTGTGATCGTCGCGAACACTAGACCACGAGGACGCCTCGCTCGGGCCGCCGCTGCCGCTCGAACCACCGATGAACATCGGGTAGGTGTAGACCTCGGGGTCTGCGTAGGGGAGGAAGAAGCCGGCGTACAGCGTTTCATAGACCGTGCCGATCTGCACGACGACGATGAACCGGCGGCCGTTGGCGACAAACCAATAGTCCATCGAGTTCGGGCGCAGGAACATCTTCACCGGGTTCGGGGTCACGTTGACGTGCAGGTGATATTGATCGGCGCTGTTGATGACCCCGGTCGCGCCGCGCATGTAAATCGTGCTCAGGTCGCTCGCAACGTCGTCAACACGACGAAGCGCGACGTAGATGCTGTCCTGGTCTGCGAGTCCGGGGCCGCGCAACACGATGTCCGTGTCGTTCGGGTTCCCGGAGTTCGAATCGTCCGCGAGCCAAGCCACTTCCCAGTTTTGATTGAGCGCGACAAGTTGCGCGTCGGTCGTGAGGAACGCGAGCAGCTTGTTCCACAAATCCTCGTGGTCCGAGGCGGTGCCGGTTTGATAAGCCATTACGCTAGCGCTCCGTTAATCGCTACCCGGTTCGACCGGATTACGTTCATGAGTGTTTGGAAGCCTTGCACGGTCTCCAGCCCTTTAGCAACGAACTCGCCGGAGTCAATCGTGTTGACGATTCGGACGCCGACTTGGGGTGCAGCCCCGCCTCCGTTTGCCGCGTGCCGCGGGTCGTTGTTCGCGATGATCTCCTCGCCGCGCTGCAAGATCGCCGGCACTTCATCGCGCCGAAGCCCGGCGAAACCGCCGGTGTGATAGCGTGCTGCCGCGGCGAACGCGGCCATGTTGACGCGCTTCTTCGGGCCCATGTGCATGCCGGCGATGCCGCCGCGGTGCGCCGTTCCGGCTTCGGCCACGGTTCCGCCGATGAGACCGCCGAGACCGGACGACTGGATGGCTTTCAAGATCAAAGCCTGGATGATCATCTGTGCGATCTGACGCAGGAAGTCCGCCGCGAACTGCCGGAACGCATCGCCCACGTTCTCCAAGGCTTCGCCCCACGACGTGGTTCCGGCGATGGCCGCCCCGATGGCGTCGGTCGCGTTCAAGATCGCGTCGGTCGCGCCTTGCGCGAACATCTCGTTCACGCGGGTGGCGATCTCGCGGACCTTCTGTTCCTGTTCCGTGAGCACCGAGTTCATGCGCTCAAGACGAGCGATGGCAGCCTCGTCGCCAAGGGCGCGTGCGAGTTCGAGCGCGGCCTGCCGGGCGGCCTCGATCTGTTGGCGCATCAACTCGATCTGCGCGAGTTGAGCTTGTTGTTCCGCGCCGTTGAGTTCGCCGGCTGCCCGTGCCGCCTCGAACTCACGGATCATCTCTTGCCGCTGGCGCTCCAGGGCTGTGACCTCTTCGACCTGACGCTTGAGTTCCTGTTCGGCGCGGGTGCGCTCGATAACCTGCCGTGTGACCTCTGCCCACGCTTGGCCTTCGGCGGTAGCGAGGTCGATGCCCTGGCGGGCGGCCTCCTCGGTGATCTCTTGCTGCACGCTGACCACTTGCCCGAGCAGTTCGCGCAACCGGACTTGCTGCTCCAGCACGAGATTGCGCACGCGCTCTGCCTCGGTCGCGTCGAAGATCGCCGCAGTCGTCGCCCGAACCTCAGCTTCTTGATCCGGCGAGAACGTAACGCCGCGGTCGTTTGCCCGAGTGCGCGCCTCGAACACAGCGGCCTCGATCTCGCGCTCGCGGTTCGAGCGCTGCAACTGCTCAAGCTCGAAGCGGCGAAGGTCGTTGGTGCGTTGAATTTCTTCGTTGAACTCTCGCTGCTCGTTCCGGCTGTTGCGGGAACCCCGACGAGAGTCGCGTGCATCTTCCTCGCGGAACTGCCGCTCGACGGCAGAACGACGCTCCTCCACGAGGTCGAGCAGTTCCTTTTGTCGGTCTGCGGTTATGTCGAGGGCGCGGATTTGCCGCTCTTGTTCGTCAACGGCCTCGCGAGCCGCGTTTCGCTCTGCTTCCCGCGCCCGTGCCGGGATGCCCTGGATCAACGCCTGCTCGATGGACGCAGCTTCCGCGGCGGCCTGACGCTGCTCGTCGAGGGCATCCGTGAACGAGCGGATGGCGCCCGTGGCTTGGTCAACCTCGATGCCGACCGCGCGATAGAACTGCGTGAGGTCTCCCAGGTCTCCGCCGAGTCGTTGCACCACGGCTGCCTGCGTGCCCAACGCTTGTTCGGTTGCGCGAAGCTCGTCTTGTTGCGCGTGCAGTCGGGCGATCAGACCCGTGATCGAGATGGCGGCCGGGCCCTCCAACTCGTCGGCCATTTCCCGCAGTCGTTCTTGGTAGCTCTTGACCGAGAGCGTGCCGTCTTGGAGTTGCTTCGTGAGCCGCTGAATTTCGCGGACGGCCGCGTTGTCGCGGAACTCTTCGTTCTGCCGACGCCAATCTCCAATGATGTCCCGCGCCGCTTCGGTCGAAGCTTTGCGCGTGTCGGTGTAAGCCGCGGCGAGTTGTTCGAGATTCGCGCGAGCCTCGAACGCGGTGGTCTCCACGAGAGAGGCGTTGAATGCACGACCGGCGCGCTCTGCTTCGCGAACTTCCGTTTCGTACTGATCGAGGATTCGGTTGTGCTCGTCGAGAGCGCGGCTCGTGTCAACAATCGCATCTTGCGTCTGGCCGAACACGCTGATCAGCGCTGTGATCGCCAGTGCGACAATTGCGACTGGTCCGAGGGCCGCGATCAACCCGCGGATCGCGACCCCGGCCAGCGCGGCGCCCGCGGCGAGACGACCCATGGCTGCGGCCGTCGCCGTGGACGCAGCACCCGTCGTTACGATGGAGACGGCGGCCGTTGCCGCGGAGCCGATCAAAGCACGCAATGCGACGCCCGTCGCCGCGACCCGCACCGCGAGCGTGGACTCCGTGAGGATTTGTTTCTGCTGCGCTGCGTCCAGGGCAAGGAATGACTGTGCGGCTTGAACAGCCACTACGGAACTCGCGCGCAGCGCCGTGACGATGCCGACCACGGCTTGGCTGATTCGAACGGTGACGAACGCCTGGAAGACAGCCACGAGCAGATCGAAGTTCGCCACCACGAAGTCGAGGACGCGGACCACCTGCCCGAGCAGCGAGCCCAATTCCAGGAAGAAGTCTCGGCCTTCTCGGGACTTGAAGAACTCGTTCAATCGACGCAGGGAATCTTCCAGCGCGTCCGTGAAGCCGCCTGCGCCGATGCGCGCCTGCGCCTCGAAGATGTTGTTCTGGAAGCGGTCGATCTGTGTGGTGACAGTTTCAAGCGACGCCGGCAGGGAGCCACCAAAGCGCCGCTCCAGTTCGTCGGCGAATTTGAGCAGCGTGTCTTGGCTCGCCACGACCTCGCCTTGGCGGATCATACGGTCAAGTTCGGCCGTCGTGACGCCCAGAGCTTCGGCGAAGATGTTGAACGCGCCCGGCAGTCGGTCGCCCAACTGACGCCGAAGTTCTTCCATCGAGACCGTGCCTTTGGACACGATCTGTTGCAGAGCCAGGAAGATGCCGGAAAGCTCTTCGGTCGATGCTTTGTTGACGCGGGCCGCTTCTGCCACGGAGATGAAGATGCGGCGCGTTGCCTCGTTCGTGAAGTTGGCGGCGTCCGTCGCGATGGCGAAGCGACCGTACTCTTGCGAGAGCACGCGGAAGCTCAGACCGAGGCGGTCTGCTTCCTGCGAGAGGAACCGAAGCTCGCCGCGCACACGCCCGGAGTCATTCTCGAACACTGCGTTGAGTCGAGACTGCGCAGCTTCGATGTTTCGAATCGCTTCGATCACGCCGCCGATCTGCGTGATGGCCGCGTAGAGACCGACGAACTGCGTTGCCAGTGAGAGCACTTCGCCGCGGAAGCGCTGCATCAAGGACAACGCGCGTCGCGACTGGTCCGCGAACTGGGTAACACCCTGGGCCGCTTGACCCGCCGCGGCACCCGTCTGGCGCAGCCCGTTGTTGAGCGTGGTGATGTCCCGGCCGAGCAGCCCGGCGGCGATGGCGGCGCGGTTCTGGGCCGCGGCGGCCTGGGCCGCGGCGTCGGCGGCGGCCAGGGCGGCGATCTGCGACTCGCGGTCTGCCGTGATCTTGAGCCGTTGCTGGTTGGCCGCGTCGCGCAGCGCGCCGCGCAGTTGCGTCAACGCTTCCGTCTGGGCCCGCCATGCGACGCCGGCCGCGGATGCGTTGGCTCGCGCCGCTTCGAGTTCGGCGCGCAGCGCGGCGCTCGGGGCTGTCGTGGCAGAGAACTCAGCTTTGAGCCTCGCCAGTTCTTCTCGGGCGGCGCGGAACGCGAGCCGCGCCTGATCGACGGCTTGCTGTTGCGCCTTGAAGGCCGCGCTCGTGGCCTGCGTGCCCGCAGAGCCGCCGGCCGCAGTTGCCGCCCTGGTCGCCTGTTGCTGCCGAAGCAGCGCATCGGAGACCTTCTGGATCGCGACGGCGACGCGCTCGGATTCTTGCTTGAGCGCTTCCTGCTTGACCTCAACGCCGCCCAGGGCTTGGGCTGCGCCGCCAGCCACGTTTCGGATTTCGGACAGGGCTGTCTTGGCTTCGTCTACGGCCGCGGTCTCTGCGCGAGCCGCGATGGCGGCGCGCTCGAACTCGATGTTCGCGGCGCGTAGATCGGCGCCCGCCGTTTTGACCTGAGCCGAGAGGGTAGAGAACGCTTGCCCCGCCGCCCGCACCGCGGTTCGCTGCGCGTTGACGGCCGCGTTCTGACGAGTCTGGGCTTCGATGAGCGAGATGAGCGTCGCTTGCTGCTGTCGCACCGCTTCTCGCGCAGCATCGCTGGCGCCCTTTTGGTTGCGCAGCGCGACGATGAGATTCTGGTATCGTTCCTTGGCAGCGGCGACCTCGCCGTTGAGACGAGCTTGTTCCGCCCTGGCCTGCGCCAGCGACGCCCGCTCTCGATCAAGGGCTTGGCCGGCGCGCGTCGCCGCCTCTTGCAGTTGGAGGAAGACGAGCGACGCCTGCCGCACCACGCCCGAGATCGCGCCGAGGCGCGACTGGGCCTCGCGCAACGACTTCTCCAGGCGGTCGGTCTCGCCGGACGCGCGGTCGAGATCGCGGGCCACGCGGCTGAGTGCCGTGAGCCCCGCCGCGTTCTTCTGGAGAGTCTGAAACTCGGTGCCCAGGCGCGAGAGCGTCGTGTTCGCCGCGGCGCCGGACTTGCTTAGGTTGCCCTGCTGCTCCACAAGCTCCTGGAGCGATTTCGTGATTCCGTCAACCGCCGCCTTCGCCTGATCTCGGGCGCGGATGACAAGCTCGACTTCACGCTTTGCCATGGGTCAGTCCTGCGCTCGGGTGGGGCTTTGTCCCTTATGCGGCCAAATCATTCCCCGAGCAAATCCTTGTCCGAGCGCCGGCGTCTTTGGCCACGGGGCGGGGCTCCAGTCTTTGCCCGGTCGGGCCGATCCGGGATGCGGCTGTCTGCTTGGCCTCTCGGGGTCGGCGTTTCCCTCGGGACCGCCACGGTCGCGCCCTGGCCTCGTGGCCGACGATCCACCTTCTTTTTGTCGCCCCCGAGAGAGCCTATGAGCTTCTGGAAAGCTTTGTTGCCCTGCTTGTCGAGCACAGAGATGATGGCCCCCTGCGTGAGCAGGGCGGCCGTCACAGCCGCGTCGTTCAGCCGGGCCACCACAATCCGCTCTTCCGCGTAAACGGCCCACAGCGGCCACCGGCTGGCGTCTGGATAGCCGTTCCCCCGGAGGAGGCTTACGGTGCGTCGGATGCCAGAAAGCCAGCCTGCGAAGCTCGGAGCTTCGTCAGGAGACCGTTCACGCCGCCGAACATCCGCGTGATGGTCTCCAGAAACTCCCCCAGGCCGCCATGCTCCTCGAAGGTCAGGCGGGCGATCTCTTCGACGGCGCGCACCTGGACGGGCAGCGGCAGCCGGCGGGCGATGTTGTGGGCGTCGGAGGTCTTCACCGAGTCGGTCGCGAGCACGATGATGTCGGCCAGAAGCTCGGGGGCTTGCTCGGCTGCCGCGAGCACCACCTGGGCGCCGTCAGAGAAGTCGGCCTTTCCTTTTTCGGTGGTCGCGGTGGTGAGCTTGTCGAACAGCTTCACCAGATCGGGGCCGTGAAGCATCACCAGCTTCATGATGTCTTCCAGCGCGATACCCCGAACCGTGATGAACTGGGCGGGCCGGTCGCCTTTGGCGGCGCGGACCTGGATGTCGGTTGTCTCGAATGTGATCTCGGTAAGCTGACCCATGTTTCCCTCTCGTCTTAAGACGGCGGGACACTACCCCAGGTCTGATCCAAACGCAAACGGGCCGCCCCGAAGGGCGGCCCGCTGTGATCCAGGGTGTCGGGGCCAGCGCTTAGGTGTACGCGGGCCGCTTGTCCATGTAGATCGCTTCCCGGTCGGTGCGCTTGAGCACTTCGATGGTGAAGGGGATCGACTGCCACTCGTCGGCCTTGAGGTTGTAGTCGCCGTTCGGCGACACCTTGACCCACGGGAAGTAGTAATCGATGTCGTCGCCCGCCGGGTTGAACGCGATGTAGCGCATCGCGCCTTCGACCGGCTGCGAGCCCGAGATGACGCGCGTGTAGGTGGACGCGCGGATCGAGTAATCGACTTCGAGTTGCGTGCCGTTCGCGATGCCGCCGCCGATGACGACGTACAGGCGACCGAGTTCGTAGTCGATGGTGTAGTCGGTGCCTTCGACATAGGCTTCGACCAGCGAGTTCGAGTTGTCGCGGTCGTAGACCACCGGGTTGACGCCGCCCGAGTTCGACGTGTCAGGGCCACCAGCGATGCCCTTGGCGCCGGCGGGCCGCGTGGTCGAAACGCCGAGTTGATAGTGATAGCCCTGCGTGACGCCGTTGGTCGCGGCGAGAACTTCGTTGGTGATCGCGCCACCGGCCTCGACGATGCTCGACGCCGAGCCGAAGAAGAACAGCGCAACGTTCTCGGGATCGATGTCGTCGCAGACCATCGAGCCGGTGCGGTTGACTTGGAGAGCAATGCTCTCGTCCTTCTCGCGAATGCCGTGGTCAGACGAGAAGTGATCGAGCACTTCCTGCTCGATGGTCAGCGAGAACTCGGGGGTGTTCCCGATGTAGCGTTCGTCGGGCGCGTCGAACGTGCCGGTGACGAACCGCGCAAAGTGGACTTCGCCGCGGCCCAGCGTGTAGTTGGCCGTCTTGGTCGCTTGGGTAGCCATGGTCGGGTCTCCTTGAGCATTCTTTGGTGCCGGTTATCCGGCCACGAGACTGATCTACAGCCTCAGCGGGGACGAAAGTCAACGGGTCGGGGGCCTAAGAAAATCCCAGCGGATGTCAACAGGTCAGTCGTAAGGTCGTTCCAGGTCTTCCACCAGTTTGATCGTGACCTGGAGCCAGAAGTATGCCTTCCCCGAGATTTCGTCCGGCGGCCGGCACACCGGGCTCCCGATGATTATGTCGGTCACGGCACCCTTGCCGTTTGCCCCATAGACACCCAGCAACGGCGTCATCACACGGCCGTATCGTTTCCGTTCTGCGGCGGGTCGTTCTTTCTCCGCTGCGAGTGCCATGATCACGTCGGCCGCCAGGAGGTAGGCGGGATCAGTGGGGTTGATCTTGTCTTCCTTGCAGAAGCCTTGGATCGAGATGTCCCACGGGCCGCTAGATTCCTGCGACTCCTCGGGCGGCGGAATCTGATCGTTCGCAATCGGCGTCTCCAGGATTGCGATCATCGGCACGGGGTCGCCGTCGCCGAAGAGGTTTCGTCCGCGGAAGACGCGCCCTGAGAGATCGTTCTGATACTGCGGCGCGTCGGGCGCACTGTTGCTGTCAACCGAGATCGCTTCGAGCAGCGAGGTCAGCGCCATCATGACACGAAGCCGAAGCGGGTATTGCCATGTCGTCGTCATCACAAGCCCTCGACCTTCATCTGGCGCAAGAACTCGCGCTCCAGCGCGGACGCCACGTCATCTTCTATCTCCACCCATATGCCCTGGCGTTCGTCTCGGTGCAACAGAGCTTGTGACACGCTCGGGCCGTAGAGGGACCACAGATTCTTGCCGATCTTCCGCGGCCGGAACGCGCCGGTTGGCTTCGTCGGCGAGCGAACCGCGAGCAGCGTGTTCTCGCCGCCGGCCCGGCCCGAGACCGAGAGCAAGAAGGCGCCGGGCAGAGAACGCACGCCGCCGGGCGCGACCTCGACCTTCACTTTGCCTTTGCCGCGCGCACTGCCGCTGACGAAGCGAGCCAGGGATCGCGGATCGCTCGACGCTGAGAGTCGGCCCTCAAGGCGGCCCGCCGACGCCGGCCGCAGTGCGATCTTTCCATCTTGGCTCACCAGATAGCGGGCCGGGAAGTTCACCTGCTGGCGGAGCAGCCTCGACGACTGCGTGCGCGAGTTTCGGAGGATTTGATTGATGGCGCGGGACGCGATCTGCGCCGTCTGGCGCGGCAGCGACTCCAGGTCATCGAGCGAACGCAGTCCGCGAATCGTGACGGTGAACTCGTTTGCCATTATTCATCCTCGGGCACCGGGAGCCCGGCAGCGTCGGCAGCGTCGAGCCGCGTGATGCGCGCCTTGATGGTTTCCTGGTCGTGTGGCTCGATCACGTCGAGCGAATACGCCTCGCCGACGCCGAGCGAGATGACTGCGTTGCGCACCAGTGTGATGCCTTTTTCCGTCAGTTCGCTGCGCCAGAAGATCGCTTGCGGGATAGGCTCGAACCGCTCGGCGCTGTTCAAGCTCGTGCCGGCTTGGTCGCCGAGCTTCGTCTGGTTCTCGTGGACCCTGACTTCAAGTTCGGGGATGTCACCGGCCGAGTTCGAGCCGGCCTCGACATACGGGATGCCATCGGCGAGATAGAGGCAGCGCGTCTTCATCGTCTGGTGGACGACGTTCCGCGCTGCCCGCTTGGTGTCTCGCCAGGACATGGCGGTCAGGCGTCGGCGTCAGCGACCACCGGGCCGTTCAACTCCGTGCCAAGCAGCGCCGTCTTGGAGCGCGGCCCGACCTTGCGGCCTTCGAGCGGAAGGCCGTCCATGCCGAGGCCCTTGATCGCGAGACGAGCCCGCAGGCCGGGTGTCTCGGCCTCCAGGTCTTGGCGGCGCGTGCGGGGGTTGATGTCGGCCTGGATGGCCGCGGCCACCGCCTTCGTGTCGCGGTCGTTCGGGCGACCGGCGAAGCCCTGCTCGATGAGGTACTTGGCTTCGGCGTCCACGATGTCCTCGGTCTCGCCGCCGTAGAAGCGCGTGGGCTTCTTGTCGCCGACTTTGGTGCTCGTGCAGCCAGTCAGAAATGTGATCTTCATGCTTCCCTCTTGGTATGCGGAAATCCGGGCCGGCGAACTGCCGGCCCGGTTCCTTGTCAGCACCTATCAGGGTGCCGAGTTCGAGTCTTCCAGAACCACTCGGGCGTGGAACGTCCGGTTGGGCTGGGTAAGAATCGGGAGCGGCGCGGATTGCGTCATGATGTTGAGGGCGGACGGGTCTTCCGCTTCCCACATCTTCGGGAACACCGCTTGCGGGCGCAGGCCGGCCTTCGCGTCGAGGATGGCGCCGAAGGCCATGACACCGCCGACATCGGGGGTGGAGATCACGAGATCGCGGGGATTCATGATGTCCACTTGGACGCCGCTGTTGTCCACGTAGAAGTCCTCGTAGAGGACGAACGTGAGATTGCCGTTGGTGCCGCTCAGCGTGCCCACAACCTGCCAGGGCTGGTCGGGGGTGCTGGACGCGATCAGCGCACGGGCGATGCTGTTGCCTTCGCCGCCGCGAACGTTCGTGTCCATGAGTTCGAGCAGCGAAGTGTTCTTGCGCATCACGCGCCAGACTTCGCGGCCGAGAGTCACGACCGAGCCACGGCCGCCGCGTTCGGCGTTCGCCATCGCGTCGAGATATTCCTGGAACGCAGCCACGATGTCCGTGCTGGTCGTCCAGAAGCCGCTCGACTTGATGTCTTCCAGCGCCGTGTCGCGGGCGTAGTCAACTTGCTGCGTCGGGCCGTCCTCGTACTCGACGAGAACCTTGCCGTAGATCATGGCCTGGGCGGCCATGACTTCCCAGCGGCGCTCGATGATGTTGCGGTGATGGCGCAGGATCGCCTCGACCTCGGCGTCCCAGTTCTGGGCCGGCGTGCGCGGGGTATCGTCGAACAGGTTGCCCGGCCGGCGGGTGAACTGCTCGGACGGGATCACCGGGTCGCGCGGCTTGATATAGGCCGGCGTGAAGCTCTTCGCCTTCGAGCCGCGACGCCGATAGGACGGCTTGCCGGGGACGGACGGCAGAACGAACGCAGCGACCTCGCGCGAGAAGTCGTTGATCTCCTCGAAGATGATCGACTGGCGATCCGACTGGAACACGTTGTTCGTGAACCCGCCGAGGTTGCGCCAATAGTTCGTGACCGTCTCCAGCCGCTGGTCGCGGTAGACGCCGAGCAGGGCTCGGGGGGAGATGATTTCCAGAGACATTTTCGTCTACCTTTCGTGCGTTTGTGGTTGGGCCTTGGCTTAGCTCGGGGTGCCGGGCGACGCCGTGGCGATCTGATCCACCGTGAAGTTCGCGCCCGACGTTTCGAGCGACGTGCGCAGGGACGCGAGCGTCCAAGAGCCGTGCTTGTTGATCACGTCGAAGTTGAACACGCCGTTGAGATAGAACTCAACGTCCTGGTTGTCGGCGCCGAGCAGCGAGTTCGAGTCCGCGAGACCCGAGTTCGAGTCGTTGTTCACGACCGCGTTGGCCGTGACGCCGACCGGGACTTGCGAGCCATCGGCGGCGGCCGGGTTCGAGAGAACGAGCAGGCCCGTGCCGGTCACGCGACCGACCAGGGACAGGACCGGAAGGTCGGCCGAGGTTTCGCCGACCGAGGTCATCGTCGGCGCATGGAACCATGCGGCGTTGACCTGGGTGAACGTGTCGCTGTCTTGAGCAGCGAGACCCGGCGTGAAGGTCGGAAGAGCAGTCATGGCATCGTCTCCTTAGAGGGGTCTCGTGTTTCAGTTCGCCTTGGCCGCGGAGCCGTAGGCAGATGCGAGGATTCGCGCGGCCGTCGCGGCATCGCGAGCTTCTTCGCTCAGTTCTTCTTTCTTCTCGCCGCCGCCGGCGCCGGGGCCCGGCGTCTGACCGGCCATGGCCTTCTCGAAGGCCGGGTTGCCGGCGTTCGACTCGGTGGTCGTCGCGGCGGCCTTCTCGACCGGGAGCTTGCCGAGCATGGTCTTGACCTGTTCGAGCGGGAGGTCGGTGTCCATCGCGAACGCTTCCGCCGCGGCCGGGCGCTCCTTGGCTTCGTCGAGAGCCTTGATGGCAACGATTCGAGCCTTCGCGTCTTTTGCCGCCTGGGCCGCCGCGTTGCGGACAGCTTCGTCGTGGGCGGCTTGGTCGATGCCAGCCTTGGGTTCTTGGGTCGCCATGGTCACGTCTCCGTCGCTCAAGAGGCAGACCGAAAAGTCCGCCAGGGCTTCATCCAGGGGGCCTACCTTGTCGGCCAGTCCCCGATCTACAGCCTCGGCAGAGACAAAAGTCAACGCCTCGGTCTTGCGAATCTGTGCTTCGGGCAGTTTCCGGTTGCGCGCGACCGCGCCGACGAACACGTCGTAGGTCGCGTCGATGCGCGCCTGCATGCGCTTCTGCGCATCCTCCGAAAGAGCTTGATACGGGTTGCCGTCGATCTTGTGCTTGCCGGCATAGACGAAGGTGATCTCGACACCAGCCTGCTCCAGGGCGCCGGCCCAACTCATGTGCATGGTCACGACGCCGATGGAACCGACACCGCCAGTGCGGGAAACGGTGATCCGCGAAGCTGCGCTCGCGATGGCGTAGGCCGCCGAGTATGCGTGCTCGTGCGCGAACGCAGCAATCGGCTTCTGCGAGCGCCATTCGTAGATGCGGTCCACCAACTCGAAGCAGCCGGCGACGTGACCGCCGGGGCTGTCGCACACGAGCGCGATGCCGCGAACGTCGGGGTCGCCGAGGCCGCGTTCGATTGCCTTCTGGATGTAGTAATATCCGGTGGCGTAAGAGCCGACCGAATAGGGGAAGTTGTGCAGGAGAACGCCTTTCACTGGGACGTGAAGAACGCCTTGCTTCACGACATACGGCTTGAGCGACGCCTGCCACGAGTCGGCCGCGGGCCAATAGTCGTCATGGCCTGCGTTGGTGATCGTCTCGGTACTCGCGAAGATTTCGTTCGCGTTCGGGTGCGCAGCGAGCGCACGCAGACACGCAGTCACGCGGTTGTTTTGGTCCGGCGACATGAGAACGGCGTCGAAATCGCCGAACCCTGCGAAGCTCGCGAGCACGTTATTCATCGGTCACGTCCTTCTTCTTTTCCTTCGGCTCGCCGTCTTCTCCCGGCTCTCTCGGGCTGCCGGACAGCGCATTCTCCATGTTGGGATCGACGACCGGCGCAAGTCCGAGTTCGTCCACCATCGTCTTCTCTCGTGCTTTCTGCTTGAGAACTGCGCGCCAGTCCAGCCCGTGTGCCCGTGCAAGCTCGATCTCAAGGGTCGAGAGGTTGTTGTTGATGCGGAGAACCGCGGCCTGGGTCTCCTTCAACTCGTCGATCTGTCCGCGGCCGGCGCCCAGCCAGTCGCACTGGGTGTAGGCGTCCTTGTTCATGCCCTCGTAGAAGTCGGGGCGGCCTTTGAGTGTGGTGATGATTCCGGCGTTGACCGCTTCCTCGAACCACAGGCGATAGATGTGCGTGGCGAAGCGGTCGGCGACCATCTTCTTGCGCGCCTGCATGAACTTCCAGGTCTGGATCATCGCCGCGCGCATCGAGGAGTAATTCGACTGCGAATAGTCGCGGCTAAGCTCCTCGTAAGAGACCCCCAGGTTCGCAGCGATGTAGCGCAAAAGCGACGCCTCGAACTCCGTCCCGAGAGGCCCGCCCTGGCCGGCCGGGCGAAGCTGGAGCTTCTGACCGGGGAACAGGTGCGGGATGCGCACGCCGTCAATCGTCAGGCTCTTGGAGCCCCCCGAGAAATCGTTGACCGCGCCCAGGTAGTTTTCGGCCCAGGACACGAGGTCTGTGTCGTCCCCGTTGCCCAGCACGCCTTCGTGCTGTCCCGGCAATTCAGCTTCGATGCTGGCCGCCACGGATGCGTTCAAGACCGCGTTTTGGAGCACGATGTCGCGGAACCGCTTCGTGACCCGCATCTCTTTGAGCGCGGTCGTCAGGTCGGAGATGCCGCGAGTCTGATCGACCCGCGCTTGCTCGAAGATATGGATGACACGCTGCCGGCCCCACGCCATTCGCGCCGGGTAGTTCTTCCAGTTGAGGCTGTTCACCTGATAGTCGGACGGGTGGCTCTCGCGAATCCAGTAGGACACGGGTGCGCCATAGCGGTCGCGCTCGACGCCGCCGCGCAGCGTCCCAGCCGAGATCGTGCCGTAGGGGTTCGAGAGGCGGTCGCTCTCGATCATCTGGATCGCAGTCCGATACGGCCGGGCGGCCGTCGCACGAATCCACTCGCACGATGCGAGCACTTCACCGCTGGCGAGATAGACTCCGATGGCGAGACGAACGAGCCCGGTGAGTGTGTTCATGCGCGACGCATCGGGCCAGTTGTCGGGGCTCTCTGCCCACAGCGTGAACAGGGCTTCGACTTCTTCCTGGAACTCCTGTTCCCAGGTGCCGTCTTTGTCCTCGATCCCGAGAGCGCGAGTGTTCGGTTTCGCGTTGAGCAGAAAATACGAACCGACAACGCCGTCTCGGTGCAGGTGTTCGCCGCTCTGCACGTAGGCGTCGTTGCGCATGACATCGCGGGCTCGCGCCGTCGCGTTGTCGCGCTCGTAGAGCATGTCCGCGTCGGCGCTGCGCAGCGGCGGCGACCACAGCGCGAGGTCGCGGTTCGTGTTGCTGGCGCCTTCATAGGCGCCGCCAACAAGAGCGAGGTCGCGGCCCCGGCCAGCGCGGAGGGGGAGCGCGCCTTCCGGCCGGGGCCGCTCTTCGTCGGCGCCGCCGGGGGTGTGCAGGCCGAGAAGGTCAGAGATCGAGCGACGAGTCATTTGAGCCACGTCTTGGTTGGCCCGCTCCGGTAGGTGGTGCCGGCGATCTCGGCCTCCAGGCGGGCGATGTACTGGGCGAGGGCGGAGCGGTTGGCCGTCGTGTACTCGACGCGCTCGCCGTTCTGATCGACGACCACGCGCGCCGACCGACCGACGAGGAGTTCGTGGTAGGCCGCCTGGGCGTCAGCTAGTTTCTGGGCGAGCGTCAACGCCATTTCCGGGCCCTCGGGTAAGACTAGCTCCCAGCATTAAGGCAGGGGAACCGGGAAGGCAACGGGTCAGGCCATGCTCTCCCCAAGCTCCTTGAGCGAGCGCCGGCTGCGCTTGCCCGAGAACCCGGCCTTGTCTGGTCCCGAGATCACCATGTCGTTCTTGTCCCAGACGTTGGCCCAGCCCGGCGGCTCGTCCCAGTCAATGGTCTCGGCCTTGATCCGCGCGTCGAGTCCGAGCGACACCGCGTAGTACAGGAGGTCGAACGATTCGTTGCGCTTCGAGCCGGTGTTTTCCCAACCCTTCGGCGTCCGCACTTCCGCGGTCAACTGCATGTAGAGCCAGTCTTCCGCCCAGACGGGGAAGTGGATCATGCCCCCGTTCGGTTCGGTGCGACCGAGCATCGCGAACACGGTGTCCTTCTGGAGGTTCGAGTTGATGAAGCCGACCGGCACGTCCCCTCGCGACGCCGCCATGCGGTCCTTCTTTTGCGCGTCCGGGAAATACCGTTTGTATCGCGGCGCGGTTTTCGACGGCTCGCCTTTGAGCAACTGAAAGCGGTTGTGCAAGCTCTGCCCCGCCAAGCCTTCGGCGTCGCGGAGATGTCGCCAGAAGCCGTAGGCGTTCGTGGTCACACCCTCTCGTCCGCCGGAGTCGCAACCGGTGAGCTTGATCTGCATGTGCCGGCCGGAATCGTCTGCGAGAGGGTACGTCTTTCGTATGACCTGATCGATCAGCAAGTTCCAGTCTTCTGGGTAAGCCGCGGGGTCGATAAGCTCGTGATCTCCGCTCTCGTCCACACGTTCTGATTTGCGGATTTTGAACATGTCTACGAGCCACACGTCGCCGCCGACACCGAAGCCGTGGACGTGGCAGACGAACGCATGCTTTTGCACGTCAACGGTCGCTACGAGATATCGAACGCCATCCGGCACCACCGGGTCTCGCTGCGTTCCGCCCCAGTCTTCTGCGCGGTTCTTCAACTCTTCCGGCAGCCTCGCGGCCTCAAGCGCTTTCGGTGTGTACGGCTCGCCGCGGTCTGCGTTGACGGTCGCGCGCAGCGCTTCTTCGCTGCCTGTTTTATCGAACTCGTCGGATGCCTTGATGTACTTCATCACAAGCTCGCTCCAGTCGGCGAACGCGGCTGCGACGCCCTTGAGCCAGAAGCTTGCGATGTCGGAGCGCAACGGGGCCCCGGTGATGGTGCCGTCCTTGTTCCAGCGCTGCCCGTCTTTGATCCACCGGCCGGTGAGGTTCAACTGATATTTTTGCTGGTGCTTGATCGGCACGTAGCAGTGAGGGCAGTTCATCACCGCGTTCTCTGCACGGAACACGTCGTCGCCCTCGTCGGGATAGTCGAGATGCTTGAAGTCGGGCTCGAACGGCTCGAAGCAGTGTGGACACTTCCAATACCACCGGCGGCGGTCGCCGCGGTTGTAGAGGGATAGGATGCCGCTCGTGGGCTCGGCCTCGTGTTTCGTTGATCCGATCCAGCGCGGGTCGAGCACGTCGCGGCCCGGCGAGGATTCTGCAACGCACATTCCGAAGCGGCGGAAGGTCCGGGCCCGCACCCGAGCGAGGTCGAACGGCGCACCTTCTCCGTCCACGTTCTCAGGCATGGCGTCGTAGTCGGTCAACCAGAGGCGCGGGATCGGTTTGCCTCGAAGCTCTGCCACTGACGGGTGCGAGATCGAGAGGAACATGCCGTTTTTGTAGCGCACGTCGAACACGTTCTGCGAGTTCCGGCCGGGCAGAAGAAACTCCTTCATGATCGGCGTGTCTCGGTGTAGGCGCGCAAGTCGAGTCTTCGAGAAATAGCGGGCGGCGTCTTTGGTTGGCGACACCAACATCATGTCGGCCGGGTCGCACACCACACTGTGCACGATCCACGACGGGAACAGTTCGGTCTTGCCGCTCTGTGCTGGGCCGACGAACACCATTGCGGTGTACTCGTGTGAGGTCAGAACCTCGCCCGGCTCCACCATGTACGGGGTCTTGTCGAATTTGAAGTCGCCGACATAGCCGCCGCCCTCGTTCTTGAGTTGGCGGTGCTTCTCGGCGGCCTCGGGCACGGTCAGGCGATCCGGCGGCCGGATCACGTCGGCGGCTGCGGCTGCAATGTGTTCGAGGCTGTCGAAAGCAGGAGGCTTATGTCGCTTCATCGTCGAGCGCTCGTTCTTCGAGGACGCTGCCGTTATGGGCCAGCTTGGGCATCTCAACGAAGATCGAATGCAGTGCGACCCGGAGCGCGTCAACGCGCGCCGCCAGGGCTTTGTGTTGCTCCTTGGTCAAGCCGACCTCCCGCTCAACCTCGTCCGGCCACAACTGCATCTGGTTTTTGAGTTGCACGAACGCTTCTGCGAAAACCGCCATGACGCGCTCGGTCGCCCACAACTCGCCGGCCCTCTCTTCGTAGTTGAGGCGCTTGTTTTCCGCGTCCCAGAACTCCTTCCGCAACACCGGCGGAAGCTCCATCGGGTTCATGTTGCGGATGTACTCGCCAACGTCGAAGCGCGGCTTCACGAGATACGACGCCGCCATCTCCAGGTCGTAGAGTGGCCGGTTCGACCCTTTGGACTTCGGAGCCAGCGGCGCGAGCCGCTTCTTCACGGTCTTGGGGTCCATGCGGAATGCGCCGGCCAGCCAAGCGATGGTGACGCCTTGGCGTAGCTTGGCCCAGTCCATCTCGGGCTGTTCCACTGGTGCCTCGTCGGTAGTGCCGAGGAGGTCCGCGTCTGATCTTTTCCGGGGCGAAGTCATACTTTTGTTATGCCCTATCCCCAGAATTTCTCAACCCACGGGGAGAGTTCGCGGATTCTGGGGAGCCACGGGGAGTGCGGCCCGTTCATCTGAATCAGCCTCGCTCCCGAAGGGAGCGGCCCGCCGGTCGGCTCGTGCTTGAGCGGCCCTATGAGGTTCCGCTGCACCCACGACTCGTAGGCCCACTCGTTGCGCGGCCGAATGTCGTCGCGGTAGCAGAACAGCCCGTCGTCGCGTGTGATCTTGGTGATCTTGTCGTTGGCCTTGATGGCGATCCACGCTTGATCGCTGCCGCCGTACCGGAGCCCTCGACCCTTCACGTTGGCTTGCCAGCGTGCGCGGCTGTACTCGGTGTAGATTTCCGGGGCCACGCCGTGATCCGCGATCACGAGCGAGCCGTTCACCGGCTGAGGCGGAAGCTCGACGCCCGACATCAAGAAGGGCTCGGTGCGCGTGAAGATCGGCGTGATGTCGTCCACAGCCACCATGTCGATGTCCAACCAAGCCCAGCGCGGCTCGGGGATGATCTGGCGGAAGCTCGGGTCGAAACACTTGAGCCTGACGAGACACTTCCCCTCCGCCCGCAACTCCGACCACAGCGGGACGACTTGGGCTTGGTCTTTGAAGTGCTCTCGCGTTTCTTTTGAATCGGAGATGACGACGAACCGGTGTGGTGCGCGCAGAAAGCGTTTCACCATGTCCATCGTGCGCTGGAGATATTGGTCTGGGAACTTGTTCCCCCACGACCACAGGATGATTGGCAGGGCGCTACTCACGTTCTTTTCCTTCCGGTAAAAAGGGGAACTCTTTCACTGCGGATTTCGGGTTGAGGTTGAACACTTGCACGCCCAGGCGACGGAAGTCGCGCGGGAGTCTGCTATACCCCCACCGCTGCCTCTCGTATCGCATGTGCCAGTCTTCCTTGTGCTCGCCGACGAAATACTTCGTCCCGTCTGGCGCCGCTTTTCCATCGACGCCGATGAGCAAGACTTTTCGGGCACCGCGCAGCACCGCGTAGTTGATAGCCAGGGCCGTCGTCGTGAAGGAGCCTCGCAGTTCGCGTGGGTTCTCGGAGAGGCCGCCGCCGGCCACCTTCGGGATGAACTCGATTCGCGAGTCGAACAGTTTCTCGGGCAACGGCACCGGGTCTGTGTAGAGGATCAACGGCCCGAGGTACTGTGACAGGTCTGGGTTCCGGCGCGCGTAGCGGTGGTCTCCGATCAGGAGCACGTCGGCACTCGGCACCGCGTGATACCCATCCTTCACAGCGATTGTTTTGAGCTCTTTGATTCGACGAAATTTGAACTCCGCGACGCTCGGACCCGAGGCCACGATGGCGACGACCTCGCCAACCCAATCGCGAGGAACGACATGGCTCTTCATCACGCGGCGTCGGCGACCTGGACTTTCGGACGCACCAGCACCGCAAGCTCGATCCCGACACGGGCCGGCTTGATCGGATCGACCTCGACGATCTCGCCGAAGTGCACGGCGAGCCGTTTCATCCACCATGGGGTGGGTTTGACGATCAGGTGGGCGTTGCGGCCGTCTGCGAGGCGTTTGTTCGCAAGACGCTGGGAGATCACCAGGAGGCCGCGCTTGTTGATCAGCGAGGCGATATGCGCGAGCACGTTGTCGAGCAGTTCGGGTTCGATGTGTTCGAGCACGTCGTTGCACGTCAAGAAGTCAGCCGGCTCGGGCATCTTCGGCATCGTCACCGGGTCGTAGCCCGCGCAAGTAATGCACTCGGAGGCAGGGCCCTTGGAGCGAGTGCGCTCTTCGATCTCGCGAAGCAAGTTGCCCTTGCCGCAGCCGTAGTCGAGGTACGACCCCGGCGGAAGGCCCTCGTCCGCCATGTAGCCGAGAACGCGGTCGGTCCAGGCGTCGCCCTTGCCGCCGTACTTCTTGTTGCGGCTGTGAAGCTCTGCGTTGAGGGCGCGGTAACTGTCGCTGATCAGCTTCATTGTCCTTGCCTCGCTCTGATCTCGGCCAGGGCATGCACCCAGAGGTCGCCGAAGCGAACCCCTTTGTGATTGGTGTGCCACGGGCCGCCGTTGGTGAAGTGGATCGCCGCGGGAGTCGTGTCGTCGTGCGGCCAGTCGTATTCGCCTTCGAGCCAGTTCCACTCCTGGGGAAGCTCGCCGATTTTCTCTTCGGCCCACACGAAGCGGTGTAGAATTTGAGGGTCGGCGTCGTTGACGAATTGCGGGGTGAGACGCCGGCAGCGCTCGTTGTTGAAGACCATGAGCGAGGACCAGTTCTTCCGCGGGTAGGCGACTTGCGGGTGCCCGTCCATCTTCCATTTTGCCTTCGGCACATAGTCGTGCTTCACGACGTTCACGAACGCGCCTGGATCGACGTGGCGGCCGAGTTGGAGGATATCGCGGGTGAAGAGGAAGTCGCAGTCCACGAACAACGCCTGACCTGCGTAGTTGCACAGGTGCGGCACGAGGAACCGAGTGTGCGCGAACTCGGTGGACGCCGGTTCGTCCTCGGGCCGCGTGTAGAGGCCGCGGGCGCGGAGCCGGTCTTGCTTGAGCGCCGTGATGGCCAGGGGCACAGACGAGTGCTTCCGCAGCGAATCGGCACAGACCTCGTAGGCGTCTGGCTCGCGGCTGTCGTAGCCTATGAACACTCTCAGCATGGGAACCCTCTTTCAGCCCTTGTAGCTCAACCGTCGAGCCGCCGCAACTTGCGTTCGACATCCTCTTTTGTGACCCGGACGGCGGCCCGGACGGTAGCCTCTCGGGCGGCCTTGTACTCCTGGCTGTTGATCACGTCCTCATCCTTCGTTCCGCGCGCCAGGATGTGTCTCTCGTAGCACCGGAGGGCCGGTTGGCCGGGCCGCGGCAGTCGCATGTTAAATTGGCTGTAGGTCTCACCTGAGTGCTGCAACCCGTACCAGATCGTGTTGTGTCCGCCGAATTGCAGATTGGTGCCGTGTGAGATCGAGAGCGGGTGCGTGGCGAGGTTCCTGATCTTGCCGGCGTTCCAGTCCTTGATCACGTTCTTCCCCGCTTCGTCGAAGAACGTGATCCGCTTTCCGAAGCGCCGACGCATTGCTGCTTTGTCGAATTTGTAGCTCCATGCGATCAGCGCGTGGTGTCCGTCGAGCGAGTCGAGCAAAGCTTCGAGCGCATCGAGTTTGCATTCGTGGATCGGGATCGCGTTGCCTTTCTCGCGGTACATCGAGCCGTTTGCGAACTGGAGCAGCTTGTTGGTGAGGACGCCGGAAGTGATGGCCTCCACGTCGTACTTCTCAGAGTAAAGCTCCCGCTCGAACTTGTTGTACTCGCGCATCACGTCCGGCGGGAGATCGACCCAGATGGTGGTGTCCGGGTGCGAGACGATGGGCGGTAGCTGCAAGTGATCTTCGGCCCGGAGCGAGATCATCAAGTCTGTGCATCGTTCGATGATCTCCGCCTCAGCACCGGGCCGCGGGTCCATGTCATATCCCATGAAGCCGGTATCGAACCAGCGTTGCGTGAACGACTCCTTGGAGTGCCCCAGGCGCTCGCCGCCGTCGAGCACATACATGAGGCCCCACAAGTTGTGGACGCCCTCGGGTGACGGGGTTCCGGTCATTTCGATGATGCGCCAGGACAGCTTGCGAGCGCGAGCCAAGATGCCGAATCGCGAGAGCGGCATCGAACCTGTCCCGCCGCCCGCGCGTTTTGTGCGTTTCTTTCCGTCCTTGAGCATCGACGCCTCGTCGATGACGATGATGTCCCAGAACCAGCCGGCTTCTCCGCCGACCTCTTTCCAGAGCCATTGCAGGTTTTCTTTGTTGATGATGTAGAGGAACACGTTGCGGCTCAACTCTCGCCGCCGTTGGGCCGGTGTTCCAACGAGCACCGCGAACTGCTTTCGCAGCGGACGAAGGTGACGCCACAGCTTGATCTCGCTCGGCCACGTTTCCGTGGCGACGAGCTTGGGCGCGACGATGAGCACCTTCACTTTTTTGAAGCGCTCGAAGATTCGCATGAGGAATGTGAGGACCGCCACGGTCTTTCCGAGCGACATATCGACGGCTACGAGCAGCATCTTAAGCTCGTCGCACATCTCAGTGACGTAGCGCTGGTAGCCTCGCATCTCGAAATCGAAGCGGACGTGGGGGATGTAGTTCCGCGCCATTATGCGGCGTACTCTCCGATCTTCAACGCCCGCCGCGCCTCGTCGTGCGTCTCGCAGACGTGCACCTTGTGGCCGTGCTCGCGGTATTCCTTGATCCGCTTCACTTGGTTTCCGCTGAGCGGTTCACCGATCTTCTTGTACTCGATGATCACGACCTCTCCGCGCCGGAAGTGCCACCGGTCAGGGTTTCCGCGTTTGCCGGCGATGATGAGCTTGTGAACGAGATAGCCCGCCCGCTCTGCTTCGCCACCGGGGCCCGAGATGTCCTCTTCGAGTACGATTTCTTTCTGTGCCATTATCAATCCTTGATCCACACTTTGCCGATGCTCCCGGCGGCGCCGAGAGGTAGTTCCTTTTCGGACGCCCATTCCATGGGTTCCGACATGCACTCGATGAGCACCTTAAGCAAGCGCTCCGCTTCCTTCTCCCGCACGACGGCGACGATTTCGTCGTGGACGTGGAGCCTGATCTTGCCCTCGCTGCGCGGCACCCGCCGACGAAACCTGCGCATGCCCGTGGCGAGCAGATCGCGCGAAATCGCTTGGTCCGCGTTCTCGGTGAGTTTGCCGGGGTGCGTCTGGATGCGCGTCCATTTGTTTCGTTCGTCGAGCCCTTCGTAAGTGATCGAATCCTTGATCTTCACCTTGTCGTAGTTCGGCCGCTTGCAGAGATAGACCGGAAGATATTTCTTCTTGACCTCGCACCACACAAGCTCGACCTCTTCGAGCCGCGGCCGGCAGTAGTGGAGCGCTCGACCGGAGGGCAACCACATGCGCATGAACGGGCCGCTCTTGTCGAAATAGACTGGCCCGGCGTCGGATTCCTTGCCGGTGCGTAGAGTCCTCTTCGCGGCCTTCTCGATCTCCCACCAATATTTCACTGCGTCCTGGTATGTGCTGCGCCACACATCGACTGACAGCTTCGCATCTTCGAGCGTGAATTGACGGACGCCCATGTTCCATGCGTAGCCGAGCAGCCCGGTCGCCTCGATCTCGCCGGTCTTCTTGTTCTCGTGTTCTTCGCCTGCGGACAGCATGTAGCCACAGCCGAGCACGCCCGGCTTCGCGATTGTACGATGGTCCTTTTTGCCTTCGCCCTCTGCGGGCTTGAACCGCTCCCACTCCGTCTCATAGTCCGTGTCGTACATGTAGCCGGCGAAGTCGATGTATGGGTCTCGGCCTTTTCGGAAAACGTCGAGGATTCGTTGATCGTCTGCGAGATATCCGAGCACACGGTTTTCGATGGCGTTCAAATCCGCCGAGATCATCAAGTACCCGTCAGGGGCCTGAATGGTCGGGCGGATCGCAGACGCCAGCATGTCGATGGCGCCGGCGCGGCTGGAGTACACTCCGCTGGGTTTGTCGTAGGTCCGCTCCAGTTCACGGTTCGACATTCGCTCAAGAGCGCGAACGAGATCGGGCTGCTCCTTCTCGAAGTCCGGGTGTGGACGCGAAAGGTTCTGCGGCTGGATGATGCGCCCGCTCCAACGCCATGTGCGCTGCGCGCCCGCGAACTGGAGGCACCCCTGGATGATGTCTTCATTGAGGTCGCAAGCGCGCTCCATTGCGTAGTATTTGTCTGTGCTGGTGCGCGCAACTTCTGCCCGTAGAGTCAGGACTTCTCGGCACACCTTCGACATGTGCGGGTCTTCCGCCGCCCGCTTTACGTGACCGGCTTTGAGGTCGTCGAAGCGATAGCCGTGCGCCTGCAACCAGTCGAGCAGTTGCGGGCCCGAGCGCGGGTTTTCGATGCCGGTGATCTCGCGCATGCGCGCATATCGCTTAGTGCGAATGTATTCGGTGAACTCGATGGCGCGCTCGACGACGCGCATGTTGACCGGGATTCCGTCTCGGTTGATTTCCTGGTCGAGCGCCCACAGTTCCCACTCGTGTGCAGGCAAATCCCACTTTCGTATGCGCCGGTAGATCGCGCGCTCCGCCACGATGTCCTGGCGGTTGTACTCTTTGAACTCTTCCCACTCCTCGGGGTGCGTGTCGAAAGTGTTCCACTCCCACGGCATCGTTTTCGTGGGCTTGCGCGGCTGACAGAACCGGCGGATCAACTGCTTGCCGCGACCGTCTTTCAACTTGTCCATCGGCAGATCGACAATGGGGCCGGCGTGTTCGAGCTTGCCGGGGAAGGATAGCGTCATGCCGTGCACCATCGTGCACCGCCATTCGTCGAAGAAGACCTCTTCTTCGAGCACGTCTTCCCAGATCGCCAACTCGAATGCTGCGTTCCACGAGCGCTTGATCACCTTGGGGTCGCGCAGGCCGTCGATCAAATCGCGCGGCATCTTCTGCCGCTCGGCCGGCACCCACTGCTCGACCGGGCCGTCGTCGAAAGCGTAAGCGTTCATAAGGACGCGGGTGCTGGGGTCTCGGGCATAACGACGCCCACCGACCTTTCGGATGTCGGCGCGAGATCGAGTCTCGAAGTCGTTGAATAGGATCGTCACCGCACGCGCCCCGTGCTCGGCGGGTATTTCCGAATCGGTCTGCCGGCCGCGGCCTGCCATTGTCGCCGCTGTAGCGAATAGCGCCGTTGTTTCGGGCTCATCTCGATCAGTTTGATGAAGTCGTCGTAGGTCATTTCTTTGAGCAACCACCATCCGCTGGGCGGGGTCAGCGCGTGCGCTGCAAGGCCGATGAACCACCGGCTTACGCCGGTGGTCCACCGCACCACTGTGTTTGCTAGATCGCTATTAGTCGTCATCGCGCGAACGACGCCGGCGCGAGCCACCGTCATCGTCGTCGCGAGACCGGCCGCGCGCCGGGCGATCATCTTCCTCGTCGTCGCGACCGCGAGCACGAGAGCGCGCCGTGGGCTCGTCCTCGTCGGCATCGCGCGAACGACGGCTGGAGCGAGCGGGACGCTCCTCCTCGTCGTCGTCGCGCGAACGACGGCTGGAGCGAGCGGGACGCTCCTCCTCGTCGTCGTCGCCGTAGTCCTTGAAGTGCGAGTCGTAGTCCACCGGCGCAGGGCCGAAGGCGTCGCCTTCACGGAAGAACTGCACAGCTTCGAGCGAGGCGTTGACCTGATCCTGGTAGGAATCATAGGCGTAGACGCGCACGATAGCGTTGACGAAGCACCCGCCATAGGGTTTGCCCGACTTCGCCGTCAGCGGACGCTTGTTGCGCCCGATGACAACAGGAGGCTTGTTTTCCGGCGCGGCGGCCTTCAAGACCATGCAGCCTTGATATTCGTCCTTGTCGGTATCGTCGCCGTCGATGAAGCAGAGGTTGTCGTCCTTGATCTTGATCTTCTTGCCCCACTTCGCGACCATCGCGGCGTCGATGGCGTCCCACACGGCGTCGATGAGATCGGCGTGCTTCTTCTTGTCGAGAATGAACGCGGCCGTGAATCGGGGCTTGGAGGTCTTGTCGCGCTGGAAGGCGCGGGGCTCGAACAGGTGAGGGTGAGAGAGGCGAACATCTTCGAGCGTAACTTCGATGTTGCCGTTGTCGTTGGCTTTCTTGGCCATCTTACAGTCTCCAGTTTGCGGTTTTACGGTTTCAGTCCCTTTCGGGATTCGCACCATCAGCCCGTGCGTCGGCCTTGTCAACGGGTCAGTCCTCCTCGTCCTCGAACTCGTCGAATCTCTCTTGATACGACGCCAATGCGGGCCTCGGGTCCGTGTCCGGCACGAGCACCGGCTTCCCGTCTTTTTGCACTATGATGGGGCAGATCAGCGGCGGCTTCTTCGGTTTGCGCTTCCGCGGCGGTGGTTCCGTCTCGTAGATTTTTCGTCCAAGCAACTTTTCTGCGGCGGCCGGCGAGATCAGCTTCCGCGGGGCCCACAAGCTCGCGCCTGCGGGCAGAACGTCGTCGAGCCAGTCTTCCGCGGCCTCTTCGTCGCGCCAGCCCCGTATGCCTGCGCGCCCTTGCACCGCCTTCTTGCCGCCGCCAGGGAGGCCGCGCATGCAATCGTTGATGTGGTCGGCGTGCAGCCTGTTGAGCCACTGTTTCAGCGCCGGTGCTTGATCGAGAATCCGGGCCCGTGTTTCTGGGTCCATGCGCATCGGGTCGGGCAGCTTCGGCGGCGGCGAGTCGTCCTCGTAGTCCTTGAACTTCGCGCCGTACTTCGCGAGATTCCATTCGTCGTAAGCGCGGCAATGTCCGTTGATCGCGGCCTTGCAGTATCCGCATTGCTTGTCGCCCGGCGTCCGCTTTGCGTCGCGCTCGTAGGTACGCTCGCCTCGGTCGGCGACCTCTTCCATCCAGTCCATGAGATCACGGAAGGTGATCTCAAACTCTCCGCCGCCGCCTTCGTTGCGCGGCTGGTCGATGATGATGCGGAACGTCGGTTTCTCGCCTCGGGGCCAAATAGCCTTGGCGACCGTCTCCCAGAAGCCGGCGGCGTAGATTTTCAGTTGCGCGTTGTCCTCGGCGCGCACGGGCAAACCCTTGCCGTACTTGAGGTCGCGGATGATGATGAGATTCTGTTGCGGGAGCAGGATTCCAACGTCGAGCGTGCCGAACTGCTTCGGCAGCCACCGGTCGAGCTTCACGCGCGTTTCGTAGAATTGCTGGCCGCCGGTGTCGAGGATTTCGTCGATGATCGGCTGCAAGAACTCCACCATCTCGTCGTTGACGGTGATCTCGAACTTCTTGCCGTCGCGAACCCGACGCCCTTGCTTGTCCTCTTCGTAGATCGTGAACACGCGACCGTGGAAGTCTGCGGCGTCGAATCCGTAGGTCAAGCACAACTCTTGCACCTTGTGCGCTACAGTGCCTTCCGCGGACCACAGGCTCAGATCGTCGGGCTCGTCGGCCTCCGCGGCTACGCTGCCGGCGCAGCGCATCCAGCGGTCGGCAGAGGATGGTGCGAGGCGTGCGTGAGCCATTGTGTTCCTCTTGAAGGACGCCCGCCGGTGTTCGCGGCACCGGCGGGGTCCGAGTGCCCGCGCCTGGGCACTCTAGTGGGCGTGCAGCTTAATGCGAGGGCCCGGTCAAGCCCACCGCACGCCCGGTGATCAAGCGCCGAAGTTGACTTTCTTGCCGGCCTTCTTGTCGGCCAGCCAGTCGAGGACTTGCTGGTAGTCCTCTTCCTTGATGTCGGTCAGCTTGTCGGCGCCGAGTTCGTCGTACATCGAGTCGAGGAAGTCGCGACGCTCCTCCTCTTCCTGCGAGTCGTCCGTCTGGATGAAGGTCGTGACGGCGGCGCGGATGTCGGCGAGCTTCGGTTCTTTCTTCTTCGCCGGCTTGTCGTCGGCGGCAGCGCGGCGGCTGCTGCGGCGCGGCTCGTCGGCTTCCTTCTCGTCAGCCTTCTCCTCGCGACGGCCGCGGCGCGGTGCGGGTTCCTCGGCCTCGTCAGCCTTGCGGTCGCGCGAACGGCGCGGCGCAGGCTCTTCGGCGTCGTCGGCCTTCTCGTCGCGCGAGCGGCGGGAGGTCCGGGGTTCCGCCTCGTCGGCTTCCTTGGTCTCGATGGCTTTGAGGGCCTTGCCTTGGGCCGCGGCGATCTTTTCGAGCGCCGCAGTATTGGCCTCGACCGCCGCATGGAGGTCGAGAATTGCTTTTTCAAGTGACATGGGGTCTCCTGTGTGGCGCTCGGGTTATGAGATGCGCTCGATGTTTGTGACTGTCGTTTATTCTCAAGTCAACCGGTCGTTGGACTAAAATTCTTTGGATGGCGCTGACCCGTTGACTCTCCAAAGTTGTCCTGCCATCGATTGGTTCCGTTTTCAAGAGGAGCCCCCGAATGGCCACCAAGAGAAAGCCTGCTGCTGGGAAACACCGTTTTTCCGAACCAAAGGGCAAGCTCCACGTTCTTCTGGCTCGCGCGTTCCCGGAACACCGGACGGCGACCTACGACCTCTTCGACATCGCATGGCTTGCGCAAAAGCTCAAGGTCACGGATGAAGCAGTCTATGTGTGGCTGCGCAACGACAAGCTGCCCTCGCTGGCGCGTGCTCGCGACATCCTCAAAATCCGCGGCTGCCGTGTTGATATCGACGACCTCCTGCCGTTTGTGCCCTGACCACAAGACCTAGGGGTCTCTCCTTGTCACACCCACAATGGGGGCCGCCTCGGCGGTCAACGCCCAAGCTGTCCCTCATGCTAGAAGAAGCGCTCGATCTCGTATCCCGCGGCGTCGCATGCCATTGGCTTCGTCACCACCAGAAGGCGCCGATTGACGAGGGTTGGCAGAAGGCGCCGATACCGAAGCCGGCCGCGCTGCGCGCCGCCTATCGAGACGGCTACAACCTCGGCTTCCGGCCGGGCGAGTTCTCGGAGGTCGCGGACGGCCTGTTCCTCTACGTCATCGACGTGGACGTGAAGGGCGGGCCCGAGGACGAGGACGAAGCCTATGACGAACTTGCCCGCATTTTGCCGGATTGGAAGAAATTCCCCTTCGTCAACAGCGGAAGAGGGGGCGGTTCTGCCCACATCTACGTCGTTTCGGCAAAATCCTACCCATCGAAGATTCTGGCAAAGAGCGGACGGAAGGTTAAGTGGACCGATGGCTCGGGCAAGGTCCGCGAATCGAACGCCTGGGAGATCGAACGCCTGGGCACCGGCAAGAATTGCGTGCTCCCGCCCTCGATCCACCCAGACACCGGCCGCGCCTACCAGTGGGGTCGAGAGATCGACTGGGACGCCCTCGACGCTATCGAGGTAGACGACGAGATCGATGACCCGGATGACGACGGGGGCGGGGGCGGTGGTGCCGATATCCAGTTCCCCGACCGGCGCCGGCGCGGGGACGACGACACCGCCTCGCTCTCCGAGATCAATCAGCGCAAGAAGTGCAACCTCGGGCTCGACGAGGCGTGGGAATACCTGCTCGATCTCCCGCTCAGCAAGTGGTGCTTCAATCGCGAGGGCTGGCTCGACGTGGGCATGGCGCTCCACCATGAGTTCGACGGCTCGCAGGAAGGTCTCGAACTATGGCACGCCTTCTCGAAGCTCGAACCTGACAAGTATTGGGAGGGCGGGCCCGAATATCTCGACGAGCGGTGGGTGAAGTTCGGCACCGACCGGTCCCGGCGTCCGGTGACAATGCGCACCATCATCAACGGCGGCGCGCACACTCGGCTCAGGCGGGACCACAACGGTGCCGAGCCCGACGATCCGATGACGGAGACCGAGGACGACGATGCGTGGCTCTCTCGGCTGACTTTGAACGACAAGGGCGAAGTCCGGCCCACCAGCGACAACATCGAACTGATCCTCGCGAACGACGTGCGCTTCCGCAGCACCTTCGCGAAAAACCGCTTCATTGAAGACGTTTGCGTGCGAAACGAGCCCCCGATGAAGATGGCGCGCTCGGAGAAGCGCCAGGGGCAGATGCGACAACTCGACTCGTGGCTTTGGAAGCTTTCGGAGATCGAGCAGCGCGAGGGCCGGCCGATAGAGGACGATCATCTCGACGAACTGCGGGTGCTCATCGAATCGCCGGTGAAGCGCGGCGGCTATGGCGTCCGTGTGAGTGATCGAGACCTCCGCGCCGCGCTGGCGATGCAGGCCAACAAGAACGCCTTCCACCCGGTGCAGGATTTCCTCAACACGCTGGAGTGGGACGGAAAGAAGCGCCTCGACTACGTTTTCATCGACTATCTGGGCTGCGACGACGACGCCTACCATCGTCAAACCTGTCGCCTGCTTTTTCTCGCCGCGGTGACGCGCGCCTTCCAGCATGGGCACAAGTTCGACTACGTGCCGATTCTCGAAGGCCCGCAGGGCATTCGCAAGTCGAGCTTCGTGAAGGTGATCGGGCGCGATTGGTATGTCGAGCTTGACTGCCCGTTCGATGATCCGAAGCGCGTCGTCGAGACCTTGGTCGGCCAGTGGGTCGCCGAGATTCCCGAACTCCAGCAATTCAGCCGCGCCGAGGTCGCCGCGATCAAGGCGTTCTTCTCGAAGGGCGAGGAGAAGGTGCGTGAGGCTTACGGCCGCAAGGCCAAGCGCTTCCTGCGCCAGAGCGTCTACGTCGGCACCACGAACGACCGCGAATATCTGCGAGACCCGACCGGCAACCGGCGGTTCTGGCCGATCCAGTGCCGCGTTGCTCAGATCGACACCGACCGGCTCGAACGCAACATCAAGCAGATTTGGGCCGAGGCCGTCGCGCGCTATCGCGAACTGGCGTCGGACTACCCGCCCGGCAAGCTGCCGCTCTTCCTCACCGGCGAGGCCAAGACCACGGCGCTCACCCTCCAGGAATCTCGGGTCGTCGAGACCCAGACCCAGGGCTGGGCCGGCGAGATCATGGCCTGGGCCGACACCCGCGTGCGGCTCTCGGAGGTCGAAGGTCTCGGGGAGGATTTCAAGCGCGCGGACGGCCCGGACCCCCTCGTGAAAAGGGAAATGATCTGCGGCTATCAGGTCTGGCTCGAAGTCATGAAAGGCACCCGCGAAGCCTACGGCCGCGGCAACTCGCTCAAGGTGATCGAGGCCATCCGGGCGACCGGGGCGTGGGAGGACGCAGGGCGTCAGCGCATGCCGGTGTACGGGTTGCAGCGCGTATTCGTTCGGGCGAAAAGGCCGCGTCGAAGCACGGCCGATCTGCTCGGAGAGTGATCCAAGCGAAAAACGTGTGACAGAGAATCATTTTCTGTCCGCGCGTCTGTCACACGTTTCGGTCACACACAAAAACCCAATGAAATCGCGGTTTTCCATTGCGCGAAGGCGGTTTTGTGACCGAGTGACAGACAGAACCCTGCATATAGGGAAAATAAGGCTGGAGAGGGCCGGGCACTTCATCCAAATCTGCTCTCTCACTCCTTTTTTATCTACCAGGGTATTTCTCTGTCACTCTGTCACACTAAGGGGAAAACCAGGGAAAATAAGGGCTTAGGCTGTGACAGAAAGTGTGACAGAGCGTGTGACAGACATTTTATTCTCTGTCACACCCAAAAACGGCTTGGATCAGACGAAATACCCCTCGTTTGGCGAAAAGGGTGCCTATGAACGACCTGGAAAATTTGCGGGAACCGGGGCTCTGCGCCACCCCCGCGGGCCACCCCGGCAAGAGGGGGCCCAGAGCGACCGTGCACGCGCGCGCTGTCCCGTAACGACACAAGCCCGGCTTGTGTCAACACTGCACACATTACACACTGATTAGGCGAGTAAGGGCCGCCCTGCCCACGGGCCCAAGGGCGCCCCTGCTACCCTGCCCAGCACGCCCCCACGCCAGCGCACACGCCCCCAACCCGGGCCGCCCCGGCTACCCTGCCCAGCACGCCCCGCCCCCTGCCCAGCGACGCCCCACACGGGCCGCCCTAGCCTCGCATCGCAGGGCCGCCCCCTTCGCCCCGTGCTCGGCGCCGGCGCGCTGCACAACGCCCCTAGGAGCGCTCGCGCACGGCTTCACGCATAGGGCTCGCCCCTGCCCAGAACACGCCCCACACGAGGCCGGCCCTGCTACCTGGCGTCGCCCCTGTTTTGTTCACGGCGCCCCGTTGTGCTCGCCCATGCCCAGCACACAAGCCCTTGCGCTAGGCAACACTTGCCCAGTGCATCGCCACAATTGAGCAAGGACTCCGCAACCATGCGGCCCGCCCCTTGCTAGGCGCTGATACAAGCGCGGCTTGCATGGCAAGGCGCGACGGGTTACACGTTTTCTTAAGACATGGCGCGCATAGTCGCGCGCATGGGGGCGCGCTTCCCGCGCCCGAACTGCACTAGGAGCTAAACACATGAACGCCCTTCGCCCCCTCGCCCAAGTGATCAAGGGCCCGACCATGGACGCCACGCAAGCCCGCCCGGAATGGACGGGCGAGCAAGTCCGCGAAGTCCAAGCGGAGAAGGCGGCCCGCGCCGTCGCCGCGATTGCCTCGCGCCCCGTGTTCGGCAAGCGCAAGGCCGGTTGATCACGCTAGGGCTTCTTTCGCCCGGCTCGCCAGACTATCGGCGAGCCGGTCAATGGGCGCCCTGCCCAAAATCGGAGTCGAACACATGGACAAGATTTTTCTAGTCGGGCTTGCGATCATGACTGTTTACACGGTCCAAGGCATTCCCGCTTTGATTGAACGCGCCATGACGCCAAAGGCGAGCTTTGCGCAAGTGTCCGCGCCGCTCAATCGCGCCGAGTCGGCTTCGCTTTATGACGCATGCATGGCGCCGGCGCGCTGGGCAGATTATGAGCGCGAAGCCGGCCTAGACGCCGAGTCGTGCGCCCGCTTCAAATCGGACGATATCAGCTAAGGGCTTCTTTCGCCCGGCTCGCGGAGTCCGCTTCGCGAGCCGGTCAATGGGCGCCCTGCCCAGCAACGCTAGCCCCCTGCGGAACGGGAGCACAACGGAGTCGACCAATGACGCAAAAACAGCTTTTCGCGCAAGTCCGCGCCTTGGGCTTGCTGATCACGAAAAACGAGGACTCGGAATACTGCATTCGCATTCCTGGCCAGCCCCGCGCGGACTATTTTACGGAAGATCGCGAAGACGCCTTGCACACGGCGCGATTGATGGCCGAGTCCGTTCGCCAGTGTGCAGCATGAGCGCGGCGCCGGACACACGCCTAGCGCGCCTTAATGGGCCGCGCTGGGCATTTTTCATGCGCGAGGCTGAAATATCGCTTCGCCTCGCCAGCACGGCGCCCACGCCCACACTGCGGCGCGGATGGTTGCAGCAAGCATCAAGCGAGCTTTTGCGGGCCGATGAAGCTAGCGCCGTGTTTCGCGCCTTGTGGGGCGCCCAGCAAGCCTAGGCTTCTTTCGCAGGGCGTCGGGCCGCACGGCTCGGCGCCCTTCAATGGGCGCCTAGCCCAAACGCGCGCCGCTAGCGGATAGCGGCATGATCGGGCCCCACGGGCCCTAGGAGTGTTGAAAATGTCGACTCTTATGGACGCATCGACTCAATGGGCGACTCGCCCGGCTGATCAGCGATTCACTTCGCTTTCTGAAATGCACGCTTTCGCGCAATCCGTTCGCGCTAACTCGACTGCGAAGGTACTCCCGAATCGCAGCATGAGCGCCGAACCGCTTTTGCTTGAAGGTGGCAAAGGCTATTCAGAGCGCGGACTCGTTGTGCGCGGGCCGAACGGGAATCCCGTCGCGCCGACTCATTGGGCGTTTGGGCAACTTGCCCAGCGCATCGGCGCCCCCGCCGCTTACCTTCGCGACCTTCCGGCGCCTATCGCGGCGGATTGCATCAACTGGGGCTTTCGCCAACGGGACGTTGAAGAGCTTGGAATCCTCTTGCATCGCCCGACGCCGGAAGCCGCGAGCATGACGGCAGTCACGGGCCCGAACTATGGGCGCGTGTGGAATGAGTCCGTTATCAGCCAATGCGTTCGCACGTTCGGCGACGGGCGAACGGGAACATTCCGAATCCCTGGCGAGTTCGGCGAGCAAGTCGAAATTACCAAGGCGAACACGACTCTATTCGCCAGTGATCGCGATTGCTTCATTTTCCTCGCCGATGAGGAAAACCGAATCGAGATTCCGAATCGCCGCAATGGCGAAGCCGGAACGCTCGCGCGCGGTTTCTTTATCCGTAACTCGGACGTGGGCGCCGCTGCACTTGTGATCGACACTTTTCTATTCGATTATGTGTGCATGAACCGAATCGTTTGGGGCGTTTCCGAACACGTCAAGCATTCGATTCGTCACACGTCCGGCGCGCCGGCCCGCTTCCTTGAGGAGGTCGCGCCCGCCTTGGAATTGATGCACGATGACAAGACGCAATCAATCGTTACTGCGATTGAAGCGGCGCGCGCGAATCGCATCGGCGACAAGGAAGCCGTGCAAGTGTTCCTGAATAAGCGTTTCGGCCTTTCGCTGAAACAAGCGACGGGAATCATGGCGGCCCATGAAACGGATGAAGGGCGCCCGATCGAATCCCTATGGGATGCGGCGACGGGAGTCACGGCATACGCTCGCGGGCTCGACCATCAAGACTCGCGCTTCGCGTTGGAGCAAATCGGCGGGAAGATTCTCGACATGGCCGCATAAGGTCGGCGCGAATCATTTCCGCGGAGTTAGGGCGGGGCGCTTTGCGCCTCGCCCGTTTCCGCATCTAGGACACAATAGGAGAATCACACATGACACCGGAACTAATCGCAGCGTATCGAGCCGCGCGGCGTCGTTCATTCCCGCCCGGCTTGCTCAATTCAAACCGGACTCCCGGCTTCCATGCTTGGGAGTCCATCGCATGGGCCCGCGCTGATTTTGAGCGCTACGCCAGCGAAGGGCGCTACCTGCCCAGCTTCTTACACAAGGGCCCGCAACACGGGCAGGCCGATGAAAGGGGCTTGCGTTGGATTGAGGGCGCCGCATCGATCATGCGCCGAGTCGGCTTCGCCGATGAAGTAGCGGAAACGTGCGACTCCCGCTCAATCGATCATCAAGGATGGTGGACTCACGATGAAGGACTCGGCGAGTCGTTTGTGGGCGTCGTTTATAGGCTCACTGGCGGGCGCGGCTTCCTTGCGGGCTATGAACACTGCGAAACGACGAGACGGCGCCAGCGGTCGAATATGAGCGACGGCGCCCGGCTCGATTGCTCGCACGTCTGGGCATGTCCGCTAGACGCCGCTAAGGAAGCGGATCGAATCGCCGAACGGGAGTCCGCAATCGAGCGCGACTATCAAGCCGCGTCTAGCGCCGGTTTCTACTGCGGCGAGCTATTGCAGGAAATCAAGCAGACTCGCACACAAGCCCTTGCGCTCGCATTAGAGCGCCGGGCCGCGATGCGCGACGCCAAGGCGGGCGAGTTCCCCACAATCTGCGAAGCGTTGCGGCAAGCCGAACTAACGGCGCGGCGCCATATCCTGAAACTTCGCGACAAGATCGCCAAGGCGCGCGAGGAGTCGGAATGGCGCCAACCGGAAGCGTTCGCCGAATCGTTTGGGGAGGGCGCCTAGTGAGCATCGACTCGAAGCGCTGGCGCTTGCGCGTTTTCAATGACGCCCTAGCCCAAATCACGCAACGCGCGAGCAACGAGTCGCGCTATTGCTTCACGTCAAAACTGCCCAGCGCCGACGCGCTGGCGAGCATGTCTGAAAACCGCTTTGACGCAATAATGCGCGAAGCATTCCACAACGCCACGCGCTAGCGCGGCGAGTCACAATAGGAGAATCACACATGAAACGTTTTCTAGTTATCGGACTTTGGGAAGATGAAGGCGGGCGCTGGGCGGACTCCTTCACATGCTCGACGCCCGATGAAGCCGAGTCGCTCGCAATCAAAGAAACCGAAAGCGACGGCGCGCTAACCGTCGCCGCAGTTATCGAGCTACGGGCGAACGAAGCGGGCGAAGATATCTATTGCGGAATCGTCGCCTAATCACAAACACGAGTCACAATAGGAGAATCACACATGGCAAGAGAAGTTCACACGGGCGACATGG